CGAAGCTGCACGACTCGCCGAACCTGCACGACCTGACGAAGCTGCACCACCCGCCGAAGCTGCACAACTTGCCGAAGCTGCACGACTCGCCGAAGCTGCACCCCACGCTGAAGCTGCACCCCACGCCGAAGCTGCACGACTCGCCGAAGCTGCACGACTTGCCGAAGCTGCACGACTCGCCGAACTTTTTAATCGACGAGTAGTCCGTATTACCCGGACACTGTTTACGCTCGTCTACGGTCGGCAAAGCATCAAATTCTATTTGTGTAATTTGTTTCATCAGTCATCTCCTTATCAGTATCTCAACAGCAAACTCAACACGATCCACGCCACGAATGCCCACACAGCCAGCTCGCGGGTGCCGTCCCGGTATCCACCCGAGGTGAACGGTATGTCCAAGCGCTTAGGTTGCCTCGACATCATTCGTCTCCCGTAGGAATACACACGGCCAGGTCGAGCATATCGGTACACTCGATCTCCTGCGGCTCGCTGTCAACGCTCGGCATTGGTGTCTCGGTTCGATGCAACCGTGGGGCGACAACCGTGGGGTGTCCGCCAGACACGGGGTGTATGTAAAACTCTGGGAACGGCCAGTGGCCAGCACCACTGCTGTGACTGTGACTCATGGTTTATATCCTCCGTGATTTACGCAACGCTACGCTCAAGTTACCCTGTTTGACGCCAAACTTTTCCGCCGCTTGCACCTGGGTGCGGCCAGATCCTGCCTGCAGCCACAGCACGGCCTGCTGCATGGTACTCGCTCCGGCACCGCTTGTGGTATCTGGTGCGCACGGTGTCTCGCCAGCTGGCAACTCGATCCAGTACCCGACGCGGCGCCGTGCGCTGACCGGGTAGATCGTCCAGTCGTGCAGGATGCGCTCGTCCTCATCGTAATATCGGACGCGCTGCTGTGCCAGGTTGCACTCGCCGACGGGCGGCATGGCGGTGTAGCGATCGTCGTGCGCTACAACGAATTGGCTATAACCCCAAGCGCTTAGGTTCGCGTGCAGTGCTTGCCACTCGGGGCTGGCAGCTGGCAGGTCGAAATGGTGGATTATGTGGGTCATGACATGCACTCACGGGCCAGAATTGCGCCTTCATAGTCAGCATCATCAACCAGGGCCATCGTGCGCTTGAACGGTGCGTAGGACTGGGCGCCGATTGCGACATACTCGGTCCATTCGCGCTCGATATGCACGCGGCCGGGATTGTCGGCAATTGCCTGGCGCATGTCATCGGTAACTCGTAAGCGCAATCCGCCGGCATTCGTGTCTTTGATTGTCTGGATCAATTTTTCAATTTTCATGGTCGTTCTCCTCAGTTTGTGTTGGTTAGTGCTCACTGACCTTGCGGCTCGGTCAGTTAGTGCTTACTAACCTTTCGGCTATTACCTGCCCGGACCGGTACGGCATACCCGGCGATACTGTTTAAACTGGCCACAGCAGGCCGTTTGTTATATGCCGATATACCCTAACCCATGCCGGGCTGTTTTAAGGGCATCCTATGCAAGATACCGGGCAAAGGTCCATTGCTCTATCCGCGTATATTGCGACGGCCGGCCGCAAATACTGACCACTAGCGCACCCCTTACGGTATAGCGCACACGGGCGGCCGCGGTAATGCTTAGGTACTTGTTAAATTTATCCATGATGCTTACTCCCTCGTTTGATTAATACTCGAATTCCAGGCCGTCAAGCGGGCTATATAACGCATAGTCACTGTGCGTATCGTGTAACCAGCTAACGGACAAGCGCGCAAGATTATCGGCATGCGCGCTGCAGGTAATCCGCACATATAAAGGGCGCGGATTGTATTCTTTAGAACAGGCCAGTATTTCAAGCGCACCGGACCGCATGCAGGTAAGGCCGCGTTTCTTGAGCATGCGAAGGGCGGCCGTTAGGGCTTTATGTTGTGCCATGTTATTCCCCCAAGTAATAATAAATTGCGCCGGATATCCCCTCGAACAGGCAACCCGATACCTGCCCGGCTTCGGATTGTTCCTGATATTCTGCCCATGTATCGGCGCCCTTTTCGCAAATGTCGCCGGATATCAGCTGAATAAAAAGGGCATTTAATTCGTTATCAGTCCATGCGGCAATTTCTGCAGCATCCCAACCACCCGACGCACGGGCCCATGCGCGCATTGCATCCAGTTTGTCGGCGTTATCCAACAGGTTAAAATCTGCCTCTTTTGCCGCATTCCAGGTAATAGCGCCGGCATTGTCGCCCAGCTCTGCCTTACTGGCTGAGTATGTCGCCGGATCTGCTACGGTGTAAAATTCGGTTATATTGATTTCCATGGTATTCCCCTCAAAAAATTATGACGCGGATCCGAACGGGTAGAACGTGATAAAACAGACTTGGCACATTCCCCGAGGGCGCAATGTGATGCAGTCGCCATCATTCTCAACAATGCAGCGCACGCCATTCCAGCCAATTGCCTTTTTAACCCGGCGAATTGCTGCAAGGTCTGAATAATTTTCGCCTTCTTTGCTGGGTGCAATACCGCGGCGCACCCATGAATAATTTGCTTCACCGCCAAAAGTGTCGGTTACTTCATACTGTATCTGCGTCGTTATCATTTTAAATTCCTCTCAAAATTTAATGCACTGTGCATGCGTCAGAACAATCAGGCCGGCCATACATGCCGCGCACCCGTTCGTTTAATTCGCGATATTCCCGGCGGTATTCTGTAGGGGGTAGGGTTTGGATTCGGTCCATTTCTGCTAGGACTAGCTGCAGGATGTATTGGGACATTTAAACCCCCTTCAGCACATAGCATTCAAAAACGACATAAAATTGCGAATGTTCAGCAATGCGGAAAATTACACTTTCGGCGCCGGCGGCAATTGCCTTTTTGGTGAATTCTTGCGGATTATCCGTTTGGCCCGCATGAAATCCGTTTTCGAGATGATCCGCAAACAGCTCGTACCCTTGCGTGATTATGTCTTCAGGTGTTATCCAGTCAGGTACTGCTGACATAATGTAGTGCTCGCCATAAATTGCGCATTCATCAATCCAGGCACTAATGTCGTCATCTGGCGTGAGTACATAACCGTCGCAATAACGTACCGCGCAAACCCAGTCATAGCTGTTAGGACTAGTCCGCCAGGCCTTGTCGTTATCGTAATCGATGTACCATTCATCGGACCATTCTAGAGAATACCCAGCATCTTCGAGGTAATCTTGCACCTCGCGTGATATGGGGTTCCAGTCAGCAAAGAGGATGCCCGCTTCTGGATCGTTGTAGCCACGTTCACCGTATGCCGTGCAAGATTCCATGTAGTTATTATCCTGCAGGTGTTTAATGATAATTGCTGTACGCTTGTCGGTTATATGCATTTTATTTGCTCCCTTTCAACGCCTTCAAAGTTGCAACACAATCCGCCTTTTGTTTCGCAACTTTTGCGCGCAGTGTCGCCGTCAGATTGTCGCACGCCACCTGCGAGTCCATCCATGCGCACAGTTCGCTATATTCACGGTCTGCACTCTTTGCAGACTTATGCCATACGTCGCGATCCGAAACGACAGTGCCAAAGACATCGAACAGAACGTTGCGACGTTCGCGCGGGCCGGTAAAGGATCCGTGAGGCATGGATTCTTGAATAAGGCAATAGAATCCATGATGAGACGTTATGCAGCGCAAAATGCGGCATTTAAAGCCCTTCAGGGTTGCGTCGTCAACGTAATGTGTGCGGCCGTCTAATGCACGCTGTGCGCGCGGCAATGCATAGCTGCTATCGTCGCGCATGGGGTAAGTGCCGAAGGCCTTTAATGCCGATACCAGGCGGGCCGTTTTTGCATTGTCAATGATTGTCATGATGTAGTTTCCTTTCAATTTTACCGCTATGTCGCGCGGTATGGTTGCAATTATATGTATATATCTAACGGTGTCAATCTATTTGTTAATCAGTACACAATGCCTTGCACAGCAAAGCGGCTTCACTGTCATCAATTGCCGTGCGGATCGAATCTGCCCATACCGCGGCATTTTCCCCTATCAGGCGGTATCCCTTGCCCGTGCGCTTCTTTTGGACTATCAGGGAGCCGTCAGCCATGGCGCAAGCTACGTATGTGCCATTTTCAAAAATTACGGCGCTGGGCGGGGTGATCCTTTCCAGATAACAGGCCTTGCGGTTATTGCCGTTCGCATTGTCCCATTTGTAAAATGCGTCAAGATCCGCGCATACGGGCGATACCGCCAAAAATTCACCAGTCGCTTGCCAGTGGGCGGTATCAAAAATAAAACAGCCCTTTTGGCCTGTTGTAACGTCCACGCATTGGATCGCGTAATTTGTTAGGCATGCCACAATCATTCCCCCTTAACGTATGAATAAATTTTTACCCCAGCCACGGCTGCCACAAATGGCGCCGTCATTGCCAGCATAGCGAATACAAATAATGCGGTTGAGTATGTCATTTTTGAGCTCCCTTTAATATACGTCGTGTGCGGCCATAGCGGCCAATTGCGCTTGTTTTACCTGTTCAATGCGGATCAATTCCTCGAGTGTTACCAGAACAGTCCTACCGTTACTGTCTGTTGTTTTAAACATGATGTCACCTCTTTAAGTTATGCCGCTATCAAGTCTAGCTGCAGCATCAATTCCCGTTTGAATGGGCGATTAGGGGAGGATTCGCAAATTGTTATGATGCGCATCATTTCTGGAAAGTCTTCAGCCTGTACTGCAGCGTCATACTTTGCCACCCATTCGGCGACTATTTGCTTTGTTTTTGCGTCAATCATTTTATCTGATTCCTCAGTTATTAAAGAATTGCGCACTTTGGCGCCTTGCTCAAGTCTGCAACATAGATACCTGATGCCGTGCGGCGATACGCACCGCTTTTAACCAGTGCGGGACCGCTATGTCCAAACTTTGCTGCTGCTGCTATCAGTGCTGCTGTGCTGTTGTATACGTGTGCCATGATGTCTGCTCCTTGGGTTGTTTTGTTTCGATGTCTGCATAGTATATATCGGCATATAACGTGTCAAGCGAATTGATAGATATATCGCAACTATTTTATTAAGTACTTGATTATGGGCGAATCTATTTTACAATTATTTTACATTTGACGCAGATAGGGGTACGTTTGCACCCCGTCCGGCCATTTATATCAACTTGCCGCGCGCAAGTAATCGATCCCTGGTGACTTTGAAATTACTTTGCGAACATTTGAACCGTGCGCACGCTGCAGCTTGACTGCCACCGTGTATATGATGGTATAGCACGGCCTGGAATAGCTTACTAGGCGCGTCGCCCTTTGGTGGACTAGCTGGCAGCCATGCTGGGCGAGTAGCGCCCCCAACAGGCATAGCGCACATTATCGCCTCAGGTGGCAGAATTACATAGTAACCGGCCCTTATATTTTCCTCGCTGGCATACTCGCACCAATCATAAATTGCCTCAAATGTGCTCTCCTCCATTCTAAAATACGTAAAATCGGCAAGCGCGCGGTATCCTAATTTTTTAGGACGATCATTTGAGAATTGCAAAGGGCGAAATTCTGCCCTAAATTTTGCGCACATTGCCGCATAAATTGTCGCGTGCACCCTATTGGTCAAATCATATTTGTAATGTTGTATCACGTACATTTTGATTCTCCTTAATAATTAACAGATTAACAATAACCAACCCCGTACCCTACACAACCTATACTGTCTACTCCTCCCACTGATTCTAACATGTATGTAACATTCTATGTGTGTATCTTACTACATACAATCTATTATACATACTACTTACTAGACAACAAATTAATATGGGGTTATAGGTTACAGGTTGATAATGGTTATCAAAGCCAATAAATACGGGCTTTTCTGTTTACCCCCTCAATGCGAGAAATAACACCCCGATACCCCACTGCCTGAAATAACGGATTAAATTGCCAGGATCGGCCCCAATTAGCAGCATTTTTGGAACGGTCAGGGCGTGTGCAGCGTCAATCTGTGCTAGTCGCAAATGCCCGCGCGGCAAAATTCCCGTCAAAAATTGCTAACTCTTTGATTTTAAAGTTGTCGACAATTTTACCCAAATTTGTTAGTAAGCACTCACTAACCTACAAAGTTATCAACAAGCCCTATTTTTCCCTTAATAAACAATGCATTTAACATAATGACCATTATGCCGCACAAATTGCGCTCTATATAAAACAATGGGTTAGCGTGTCGCTGCTCAAAATTTGAGCAAAATTGCGCACTGGCTGTGCTATCGACCAGGCAGATTGATCCATGCCGTGAGTGTTCACTAGCAGGCAAACTCACGCCCACATTGGATTGTGAGTGCTCACTAACCCAAGCGGTCAAAAACCCTATGCGCATTGTGGTTTCGGCCCGCCCCCACCCCTCGAAAAATTCTGGCAATTTTTTCAGAATTGAAAATGACCCTATAAGTTAGTCGGGTATTCGGCGCCACCCGTACGGCCCGCACGGTAGCAATTTGCCGAAGGGGGCTTGACAATCTGCTACGAACCGAATTACGATTGCGGCAATTTCAACGATCCAGCAGGACGAACCGCCATGAGCGAAGCCAGCAACGCCACCAACGAAGCAACACAGAAACCGGCAACGGTAGCTGTTGCAACGTCTGGTCGTAACGGTGGAGCAGGCAAGCAATCCGCGTTGGACGCAGCCGCAGCACTGGGTGTCGTGCAAATCCCGCCTGACGGTGCCGTAGTGCCCGTGCAGGCTGACCCGACCGCCGAACTCCGTGCCCTCCTGACCGAAGCCCTGACCGTCCTGACGATCTACGCCGAGGTTGCAGTGCCGGTGGTAAATTACCGTGGACAGCCACTGTCAGCACACGCCCCGCGCGAACTGGTCGAACGTATCCACCGCGCTATCGGGGTGTAACGCCGTGTCACAGGCCGAGTCGGACAGCAGCGCCGCACCGATGGACGTGCAGGATGCCGTAGCTCGATTGCGAGACGCTGCCACACAGCCCGGACCGATCAGTGGATGGCGGAAGGTTTCAGTGTACGATCTGCGAGTATTGCTGACGTACTTCGATGCTGCCGTACGGACGCAGACGCCATGACCGGCACCGCCACCCCAGACGAAACAGCCGCGTTGCTCGCATTCTTCGTGCAGGCCGCCCAGCCAGTGCCGCCCGCACCACCCACCCAGCTCGCCACCATAACCCCCATACCCGCAGACCCCCTGCAAGTCCGCAACAGCGAAGATATCCGTGCGGCAATAATTGAATTACTGGCCGCCGGTAAATTCCTGCGAGAAATTGCCCGTATGCCCGATATGCCGAGCACGCAAGCAATTCGCAACTGGCGCAAGGCAGATCCTGATTTTGACAAAGAGGTCGAAGCCGCCAGGCTGGAAGGCTGCGACGTCATTGCCGAATCGTGCCTGCAGATAGCCGATGACGGCACGAACGATTATTACGACGATGACGGCGTGCGCAAGGTGGACACCGATCATATTCAGAGATCCAAGCTGCGAGTCGATACCCGCCTGCGCCTGCTGGAAAAGATGCATCCGCGTAAGTACGGCGCGAAGGTCGATGTGAACCATGGCGGGCAAGAGGGTAATCCGGTTCGACTGATCGCGGCAAATATGACCCAGGAAGAATCGACTCAGTTGTATTCGGAGATGCTGAAGGTTGGTCGGTCGTGACGGCAGGCCTGGCGCCTGACACCGCCGCACTACTAGCCTTCTTCGACACGCTCCCTGAGCCCATCGCCGTCCTCCACCCCTCGCTCCCGCCACACCACCAAAACTACGATTTCAAAAATCCAGACATCGCGGGGGAGATGGCGCGGCGCGGCGCGTTGCTCGTGCATCTGCGCGAACATCCCGAAAAATGGCCGGGAATCCGCGCGTACTACAAGACGCACCCCGCCGACTGGGCAAGTGACTGGCTCATGACGTACGACCCGCGCCTGAAAGGCGTCAAGTCTGTCCCATTCGTTCTGTTTCCCAAGCAACGTGAATGGATCGACTGGTTCCTTGCGCGCCGAGCAGCAGATGAGAACGGCATCACGCCCAAATCGCGCGAACTGGGGATGAGTTGGCTGGCCATGGCTATATCGGTCTGGATGTGCCTGTTTGAAGAGGGCATCTCGGTCGGTTTCGGCTCACAGGTCAAGGCTGACGTGGACAACTCACAAAATCCAGACTCGCTATTCTGGAAAGGCCGTTTCATGCTGGAAAATCTGCCGGTTGAATTTACCGGCGGATGGACTGCAGCAGATAACGCCATCGACATGCAACTGCGATTCCCGATGACCGGCGGCATGATCACTGGTGACTGCGGTGACGACATCGGGCGGGGCGGACGAAAATCTGTGGTATTTCTGGACGAAGCGGCTCACCTGGATCACCCCGAATTGGCTGAGGCCGCATTGAGTAATACGACGAATTGCCGGATCGATATTTCGTCAGTCAAAGGCAGCAATAACCCATTCGGTAGAAAAATGACCGAGGGGAAGGTTCCCTGCTTCCAACTGCATTGGCGGGACGATCCTCGCAAAGACGACGCCTGGTACGCCAAGATGTGCGAGAAATACGATCCCGTCACCATCGCGCAGGAAGTCGATATCGACATCAGCGCCTCGGTCGAGGGTATCGTCATCCCGGCAATCTGGGTGCGCGCCGCCATCGATGCACACATCAAGCTCAAAATCACGCCGACCGGCACCCGCACCGGCTCATTCGACGTTGCCGACGAAGGCCGTGACGACTGCGCGTTCGCCGGCAAGCACGGCATCCTGCTCGAACACATGGAGGTGTGGAAAGGCAAAGGGTCCGATATTTTCGACTCGGTTAAAAAAGCGTTCAGCATTGCCGATCTCAAACGCTACCCCGACGGCATCACGTACGACGGTGACGGCCTGGGCTCCGGTGTTCGCGGCGATGCCCGTGTGATCAATGCTGCCCGTGTTGGTAAGTCGCTCGCGTTTACCGCATTCCGGGGGAGTGCTGCACCCGATCGGCCGGAAGGTTCAGACGTGGAGGGCCGGAAGAACAAGGAAATGTTCCTGAATAAAAAGGCGCAAGGCTGGTGGGCGCTCCGGTGCCGGTTCGAGCGCACGTATAAATGGGTGACGGCGGGTGTGGTGTGCGGTGCGGACGATATTATTTCGTTGAGCCGTGAATTGCCGGGGCTGCAGCAGTTGGTGTTGGAGTTGAGCCAGCCGACATACACGACGACGACTTCGGGGCGGATATTGATTGATAAGCAGCCGGAGGGGAGTAAGTCACCAAACAGGGGGGATTGCACGATGATCCTGTTCGCTGGCGGGTCGCAGAAGCCGTTGCGGATTGATCCGGCGGCGTTGGCCAGAATGGGCGTTCGGCCGGGGGTGATGATGGGGATGCGTGGTGGGCGGTTGGGATAAATAACGAGGATATGCGGTAATCAATTTGCTTGACGCTGGTGGGCGGTGGGCGGTGGGCGTAGGATGCAGCGAGTCGTGTGATGCGTATCTGTGAACAAACAACTTGACAACCCACCAACCCCTAATTTACTATCCGATCCATGAACAAAGAAAAACTCATCGCAGAATTTGGCCACACCGAAGCTGAAATGGCTCGGCAACTCAAAATGTCGCCCCAGCGCGTCAATTTGTGGTGTGACGAGCTGAACAAGCAGCAGCAGGACGGCGTGCTGTCGGCCCTAGTGCGTAACCAAACGACGCGGCCGGCATTTGTGCCGAAATGGATGTGGGATAGTTTGAAGTAACACAGAGCATCAAGACGCATGGAACCTGCTCATTGGAGCCTTAGCGGGCATACAATATTGTCGAAGCTTTAGTTAGGACGGGTGCGCGCTTAATCCTAACAGCGAGAGATAGCAAACAGGTTCCAGCCGTGTTGGTGCGGCATGGCGCGACCATGATACTAATCGCCCTGATCAGCGACGTAGCTAACGGTGGACCTTAAATGCGGAAAGCCGGAACCCGGATGGAATTTACAGCCATTCACCGACTTCATTAACAAGGGGGATCAAACATGTCGAACAGCAAATCTTGGCCGACTATGGGTAGCGGAAATGTAGCCGTCGGTACATGCCGCCGCGCACAGGACGACGATACTCCGGGGCTGATATACCTCAAGCTCGATGCGCCGCGTGAGATTGGGGCGGATACGGGTGATGTGTACCCACCGGGAGAGCCCGCCGCCGATGACAACGTGCTGGCATGTGTGTATTTCAAAACAGCGGAGTCGGTACAGCAAACAATCGACGTACTGCTCGAAATGAAGCGCGACCGTTTTTAACCAACCAACGTATCAAAAGGAGCCACAAATGAAGAAAGCAGTCCCGAACATGCGTGAAATCGTAGCCGAGATCCGCGCAGCCCTCCCAGGATTCCCCGCCGCCAAACAGTCCGAACTGGACGGCTTTGCGCTGCGTATCGCCGCCGAACTGGATATTCTGGAAGGCGTCACGGAGCGTGCCGCCGAGCTGGTTGAGCCCGTCGACCCGGTTGAGCCCGTCGACCCGGGCGTTCCAGATTCCGACCCCGTGCCGGCAAAATCAGCCAAGGCACCTGCCGCTGAGTAATGAGCAAGGTGCTTGAGTCGTATCGTTATGGCAACCCCGAGGAAGTTGTTGACCGTATCCGTGCCAGCGATGCCGCCCGAGCCAAACGTAAGGCCGAACGGGCGGCCGAGCGTAGCCAGCAATCAACCCTCACCGAAGAGGAAAAGCAATTGATACCTGCAGACTGGATGCGCCGCAAATGAGAACCAGCCAAGATCGAGCAATACTTGCAGCAGACATACCGGGACTGGTCGCCGTAAAACTGGATCGTTGGGCAGCGTGGATGAGATCGGGCGCTGGCGCGCGCGGCTATCCGGGCAGATCGTGCGGCATGGAATTCGGCGGGATACACACCTCTGACGATGCCGAAGCGCAGGCCGACAGTTATGCTGCCCGTGCATGTGACGGCGCAATTATGAGTCTGGCGCCCATCCAGATTGCGGCAATTGGCGTGTACTGGCTGGGGAATGATCCGCGCGGGACACCGCCTGATGTTCTGTTCGGCTTGGTGGTGGGGGCGTTGCCTGTTATTTATCGTGGGTTGATGCAGCGGGGGTGTTTGTGATCATGCGAGGCATAGTGTGTCCGGCATCGGTGTTTGCATTATGTCATCTACCGGTTCTTGATGACGACAGCCTGCACCCGTCAGTTGCCGTGAGAATGTCCATAATTTCAGACATCTCGAAAGAATGGCAAAAGGACAAAGAAAAGATTGAATACCTTGAATCACTGTTACTACGAAAATAAAGGAGCAACACCAGCATGCAAAAATACACAATGAACCAACTCATGACGATGCAGGTATCCCTCGTCGCCCTGTCGCAAATCAAACTGCCCGCTCATCCAGCTGCGTACCGTATTGGCCGCGCGCTGGACGCAATCGCCTCGGCAAGCAAGCAGCCGATTGCCGATATGCAGGCGCTGTACCAGAAACACGGCGTGCTGAACGCCGAGGGCACGCAGTACGCCCCGCCAGCCGATCCCGAAGCATTGGCCGAGTTTCAAGCGGCATGGACTGAAATCCAGAACCGCGAGATCGAGATTGAATTGCGCCCGATCCGCGTTTCCGACCTGGGCGACGGTCTGATCGAGCCTGCACACCTGATGGCGCTGAACGGCGTGATGATTTTGGATGATTTGCCCGCGCAGGACCCCATCGCCGGGGATTAAAACGTAGCCGGTGGCGCCCCTTTCTCAAATTCGTGTTTGCCGCACGGCTGATGGCTTGCGCTGGTTGTGCTCTCGGTTCCGCTATTTCATTGTCCGAGAGCACGCATAACTTCAAGACTGGGCGTGTAAAGGTAACGGTCTGAAGCGTAGGAAAGGCTTTTATATGATGCACGACATGAACGTCATACCCGGCATAACAGTTACGCCATTGTCGGTAGATACGCCCCTCAAACGAGGCTGTACGCCGCCCGTGATGGGTACGTTCGCACAGAATGAAGAGAAATCCAGGCGCCGGATCGCACGAATGCTGGATTTGGCAATAATTAACTATTTTGATGGAGAGGAAGAACGACCATGAAAAAACACGTACATGTCGCGCACATTGTGCAATTTGCTGCGATGGCTGCCGAGGGCTATCCGGTCGGTAAGCTGGTGCAATGGGTGGGCGGAAATCGCGCCGAAGGCAATGAGATGTGGGTGACTGGTGCGCCCACGACAGGATGGCACGACGGCATGATATATCGCGTAGCCTGCGCATTTATCGGAGACACCCCCGTATTTGACGGTGCTGAAGTGTACCTCGACGGGCAACTGGGTCGCCTTCGGTGGAACAATTGCACGGTCGTATTTGCTGGCGTGCGTACGAACCTCCCAATAGCATCGTGGCCGCCAAGCGAACAGCCGTCATTGTTGTCCTTGACTGCGCCCGCCGCCAAGCAATACGAAATAACTCACCAGATCGGCGATGTGTCCGTAACCGTTCGTGCGCCAAGTGCTGCTGAGTGCGAACAAATGGTGGCGCGGTTGGATGAATTGGCCGAGTCGCGGGTGCCGGACCTTCAACCCCCGCGCGATATGACGCCACGCGAAAAGGAACATCTTGCCCAACTGCGTGTGATGAATTGCGGGCGCACCCCATTTCAGTTTGACCGTCGAAAATTCATATCCAGCCTCGGCGGCATCGTAGTCAGCAATGTATCGGGGATTTTAGCGGTAGCAGTGCCTGCCGAGATGCAGGAACATGCTATTGCGGTTTTGAGCAATACCCGGACGATTGGTGTGCTTATCTCGGTAAACGGGGTCCGCGTACCATGACCCTCGAAGAAGAAATGACCGATGTTTGCGATTGGGCCTGGACGGAAGGCCTGGATGCCATCGACGCAAAAGACGAGCAATACGCCGAGGCATCCGCACATGTGGAAATGTTCCTCGTACTGGGCGCCGTGTTGGCGGATTTTGGCTGGACGCGCGAGGAACTGATCCCCCTGTTGGACGAATGCGTGTTTGAGGATATGACGCCCGCCGACGGGGTGACGCATTGAGTGCGGGTGCGTTCCAAGCAACAAATCCGCCCCTTGGCCGGAAATTTACGCAAGAGGACATCGATTCGTGCTGGCCGTATGCGCAGGCCTACTTTTTGGAAATTTTGAACGAGGAATACGACGTTCGGCAGGCGCAGGACGACTTGACCGGCCTGATTGGCAGCAAGTACGACACACGAAACGCTTGACACTTGAGCAGGAGATAAAATTATGATGCGCCCAGACATATTGCTGTGTGATGGCCGATATTTCAGTTTCACAGAACCTGACGGGTTTCGTGTCAGTATTCACACAATTGCGCACGCACTGTCAAATATCTGCCGGTTTGGCGGGCACTGTTCCGAGTTTTACAGTGTCGCCCAGCACTCTGTGGTTGTCAGCCAGATACTGAAAAATGCGGGTTTTGATACCGGCTTGCAGATGATGGGACTCCTGCACGACGCGTCCGAGGCATTTGTCGGCGATATGCCTTCGCCGTTGAAACACATGTGCGCGGATTATTCTGCTGTAGAGAAACGTGTAGAATCGGCACTGATGGACTCGTTCGGGTACCCGCACACACATCCACTGGAAATTAAAAAGGCGGACCTCGTGGCGTTGGCAATGGAGGATCGCGATCTGATGCCAAAGCACAATGACGTGTGGGGCATACTGGCTGGCGTGACTCCGATGATCGACACCATCGTACCGCTATCCCCGCTCGCAGCCAGAGAATTGTTTCTTTGCCGGTATGAAGAACTCGGGGGTTTGCTGTGACACCTCCCGCACGAAATGCTTGACAGTCATGTAATTATCACCCAATATGCGGCCTGACGGCACATCTGCGCCCATAATTCTCTCCTCCCTGAGAACTTCATCCCGCCCAGCGCGGGATTTTTTTTGGACAAATCCCTATGACGGTCAAACGGCGCACACGCAAGGTATCCGCAGCAGCGGCACCCGTGGTCACGCCGGTAAAGCCGCCAATGAAGATGCGCCCCGACGGGATGGCAACTGCCGCGCGACCATCGCGCCGCCGCTTTAACGACTTGGATTTGATGCTGGACGAGCACGGCAAACCGCTCAATCCGTTCGTGATGCCGAAATCATTGCCTGGCGTGATACCGAAGAGCACAACACAGTTTGCTTGTGACGATGCATCAGGCATCGCGGACATGTATGGCTTCACCACCATGCAAAGTCAATTTGTCGAGGGTGTGGCGTTTCCCGGCTTCCCGGCGCTGGCCGCTCTCTGCCAACGCAGCGAATATTTGCGCCCGTCCGAGATTCTGGCCAAGGAAATGACGCGCAAGTGGATCAAGCTGCAGTGCGCCGGTACAACCGACAAAAGCGACAAGATCAAGCAGATCGAGACTGAATTCCGCCGCCTGGACGTTCGCGGACTGTTCTGCAAAGCTGCTGAACTGGACAACAAACACGGTCGCGGTCAGATTTACATTGACACCGGCGACACAGACAATGTGGAAGAGTTGGCGCTACCGCTGACTCCGACCAAAGAGAAGGTCAATCCGAGCAAGCCGATCAAGTCGCTGCGCACCGTCGAGGCTATTTGGACGTATCCGGCCGACTACAATGCGACCGACCCGCTGCGCGCGGACTATTTCAAGCCGCAATCGTGGTACGTGTTCGGCAAAAAGGTGCATGACACGCGCATGCTCACCTTTGTCAGCCGCGAAGTGTCCGACCTGTTGAAGCCAGCTTATGCCTTTGCGGGCATATCGTTGACGCAGATGCTCATTCCGTACGTGAACAACTGGCTGCGCACCCGCCAGAGCGTATCGGACATCGTTTGCGGATTCAGCCAATTTGTGCTGAAAACCGACCTGTCCAGCGTGCTGAACATGGGCGGCGGCGAGCAGGAGGCCAATCGTGTCGCAATGTTCAATGCGAACCGCGACAACAACGGCCTGATGATTGTCAACAAAGAGACGGAAGATTTTGACAATGTGGCTGCACCGCTGGCGACATTGGACGCATTACAAGCCCAGACGCAGGAGCATTGCGCGGGCGTGGTCGGTTTGAGCCTCATCAAATATTTTGGCATCACACCCAAAGGCCTGAACAACAATTCGGACGGCGAGATCCAAGTTGGCGACGACGCCATACTGGCCGATCAGGAAAAAGTCCTGACCCCGCAGTTGAGCCGGTTGCTGACCTTGGTGCAACTGTCGCTATTTGGCGAGGTTGACCCCGATGTCGGATTTACCTGGGTGCCGTTGCGCAGCCTGGATGAAGAGTCTGGTGCGGAAGTGCGCAAGACGGACAGTGAGACAGCTTCGGCATTTATTGACCGTGGCGTAATTTCCCCGGATGAAGCCCGCCAAGTGCTGGCGCGCGACCCTCATTCACCCTACTACGGGCTGGATTTGAGCATTGAGATCACGCCGCCGGGCATGGAGTTGCTGGAAGAACAGGAACAGGAGTCGGACAATGGCGGACAAAAGACGGATGGTAAAGAAAAAGACGGATCTGGAAACGCTAAATCCGATCCCGCCTAACGTCGGTATTGAGTCGGCGTATCGCCGCAAGCTGCAAAACCTGATCACGTCGATGCAAAATAGCGTCGCGTATTTTTTGCCCGCTGCGTACCGTGCCGCTAATATTGAACGCGTTGCCGGCGTTAAAAAGATTGAAACCGTGCTGGACGAGCTGAAAGCCCGCTGGCTCGCCAAATTTGATGCCGCCGCGCCGATACTGGCTGCGGAATTTGTCGCAAAAGCCTCGCAGAACCTTGATGCGAACCTGGTGCGCCAGATGCGCGACCGTAAATTTGCGATCCATTTTGAGCTCACGCCTGAAATGCGGGCGATCGTTCATACTGAGATCGTGCAGAATGTGTCGCTCATCCAGTCCATACCGTCGCAGTATTTTACTGAGGTCGAGGGATTGGTGATGCGTTCGGTCGAGGTTGGCGGCGATTTAAAGACACTGACGGACGAATTGCACAAGCGGTTTGGAATTACCATGGACCGCGCCGGGTTTATCGCGTTGGACCAGAACCGGAAAGTGAATGCCGCGATGAACCGTACCCGCCAGCTTGAACTGGGGATAACGACGGCGACGTGGATTCATACCGCATCAAATCATCCGCGGCAGAGCCACATTGATTTTGACGGCAAAACGTACGATATTAAAGAGGGTGCCCTCATTGACGGTAAGCGCATCTGGCCGGGCACCGAGATAAATTGCCACTGCATGAGCCGTAGCATCATGCCGGAACTCATGCGGCAACATTAGGAGCGCACCGATGGCCACAAAGGAACTGACAGTCACCGTGACGGCAACCCCAAAATGGTGGTTTACCCCTGCGTGGTGCGTGCTGTTCACTGTGTGCCGCATCCGCCCAAGCGCAATTGAGTCCGCCGCCGCATTTTTGACAAAACACGCATTCAACTACCGAGTTGCATAACAGGACACCATGAAACGAAACAAGCGGGCCAAATTAGCGTTTGACCGGAAGCCCGCGCTCGCCCACGATATCGGCGTTATTCGTGGTGCCGGCATTTGCATGCTCGCCAAGGATACCGGCCGCGTGCTATTCCTGAAGCGTTCGCCGACCAGTTCGCATCCCGGCACCTTCGACTTGCCCGGCGGGACAACTGCACCGGGCGAGACTCCCGAACAGACCGCACGGCGCGAAACGCGCGAAGAGATTGGTGTGGACCTCCGCGCCGAGCTCGCACCGATGTCCGACACCACCATGGATGGCGTCAATTACACCACGCTCTACCATGAGTGCCGCACTGAATTTACGCCCAAACTGGACGAATCGGAACATACCGAGCACGTCTGGGCGTTCCCGAACGATCCTCCGCAACCCCTACATCCAGGTGTCGCGCTTACGTTGAACGATGAGTTGGCCAAAGATGCCAACCCGCTGTCCGTTGCCGCCATTCGGCTCGGGCATAAGGGCGGCAAGAGCACGTCGCCAGCCAAGGTTGCGGCCAGTCGCATGAACGGCGCCCAGCACGGGCACGATGCGGCGCTGGCGTTTGATAAGTCACAGCCTAATCGCAGTTACGATATCGACGGTCGCCTCAAGGTCGAACAATCCAACATCAGCCGCACCATGGTGTGCGAATACCTCGGCAGCGAGATACCTGACCCGACCGGACTACTCGGACTCATACCCGACAAGCTCTATAAGCTATTCCGAGATCCTGACGAACTGGCGAAGGCTGCCGACACGTTCAACAACATCCAATTGCTGTCCGAGCATGTGCCCGTCAGTACGACAGACATTCAAAAAGACCTGATCATCGGCTGCACGGGCACGGATACCGTATTTGAGTTCCCCTTCCTGAAAAACTCCCTGTGCGTGTGGACGGAAGAAGGTATTGGTCGCGTCGAGAATAAAGAGGCGCAAGAGATTTCGTGTTCGTATCGCTACGATGCGGACATGACGCCCGGCGAGTTCGAAGGAATCCGCTTCGATGGCTCAATGAGAAATATACACGGGAATCATGTGATCCTCACCCCGGCCGGAAGATGTGGAAACACAGTCGTAGTCGGCGATTCAGCGCTCCCAAAAGATTTACCGCAGCAAGTACCAACCCCCAGTCGTACAACCATCAACCTTCAATTGGAGAATATAACCATGCCGCAAACTCTGAGCAAGAAGGCATTACGTGTCCGGGGCGTCTTGCATGCCGTCCTGAAACCGCAATTTGCCGCAGACAAGATGCCTGACCTGGACAAAATCCTCGTCGGCGTTACTGCAAAGAACTACGCCACCAAAAAGCCGCTGATCACCGCAGCGATCAAATCGCACATGGCGGCTGATGCCGGCGTGGGCGCTCTGGTCGAACTGCTGGACAGCCTCGAAGCCGACGGCATCGAAGATGAAGCCGATTTGAGCTTGGATGCTGACCCCATCGAAGCGATCCTCGCACATTGCCGCGGCAAGTTGAGCGACGATGAGCTGGGCGAACTGGAAGGCAAAGTCCGTGCACTGGCACCCGCTGCCAAGGCCAACGACGAGCCGCCCGAGTTCAAAGGCGAACCGAAACCCGGCGAGAAACCCGTCGCTGCCGACGAAAAAGACGAAAAAGAGGAAAAAGACATGGTATCCAAGACCGCAATGGACGCGGCTATCGCTGCTTCCACAAAAGCTGCTGAAGATCGCGCAATCACCCGCATCAACGGCATCCACGAAGCCCGCAAGATTGCCGCACCGTTCGTTGGTGAAATTGCAGTTGCTTGCGACTCCGCCGAGGACGTGTATCGCTCCGCACTGAAGATTCGTGGCGTCAATACCGAAGGTGTGCATCCGTCCGCATTCCGTACCATCCTGGAATGCCAGCCGAGCGCCACTGCCAAGGTTGACCCAGTGCACGCGCACGATGCCGCACACGTATCGGGCATGGATAAATTCCTGACCGATCTCGGCCTGGCCGCGTAATTAACCCCTTTTTAGGAGAATCAACATGAGCGTAAACAACGGCGGGTTCCTGTCCAACGGTTCGAGTGGCCAAGGCTTCCCATCACAAGTAACCGGCGTACAAGCAATTGGCGTCGAGGGCGATTTCTCCGTACCCGGCAATCCCTTCCAATCCGTAAATACCCCTGGTGGCGCATCGTTCATCGCGGGCGCATCTGGCGCGGCAGTTGGCGCATTTGCTTGGACTGACGCAAATGGCGTTGTCGTAAATTCCGGCGCGGGTCTGCCCACAGGCTTCGTGCATCGCGCACAACAAGGCGTGTTCTATTCGTACGCCCTGTACGCCTCGCTGGTCGTTCCCCAAGGACTGCCAGTTACACTGATGGCCGCAGGTGACTTCTACGTCCGCAATGCCGGCTCCGTGTCTGCAACACCGGGCATGAAGGCTTACGCGCTGAATGCCTCCGGTCTGGTCACATTCAACGTGACTGCCACACCCCCGACTGATGGTTCCGCAACTGCCGCAACATTGCAAAAAGTTGTGTCGGCATCCACCGGCGGCGCATTGCCCACGACCAACACCTGCACGGGCTCTATCGCAGGTAGCACATTGACCGTTACCGCAGTCGGCGCAGGCTCCGTGCTCGGCGCTGGTCAAACTATCACCGGCACAGGCATCGACCCATCCGAAGTGGTTTCCATCGTTGCTCAGTTGACCGGCACTGCAGGCAGTACAGGTACTTACCAAGTAAGCACCGTGTTTGCAGTTCCTGTTGCATCGACAACCATCAGCATGTCTGGTGGCGGATTGACACTGACCGGTGCCAACACCACTGGCGTGTTCGCTATTGGTATGACCATCTCCGGCACGAACATTCCGACTGGCACAACCATCACCGGCTACGGCACCGCAACCGCAGGTGGCGCAGGTACGTACACTGTTGACCGTCCGGCCACAACCGCCGCAACTGCATCTACGATCACCGCAGCCAATGCGATGTATCTGACCGTAGCGGGCACTGTGACTGGCACGTTCAAGCTGAATGAGTTGCTGACCGGCACAACCGTGACTGCACAGCACATCGCGGCTAACGGCGTGACCAACGCGAATCTGACGGGCCTGGGCGGCGCAGGTACATACCTGACCGACCTGTACCAAGCAACTGAACTGACCGCACAAACTATCGGTACACAGGCCGGTGTTGAAACCACCTGGGTAGCGACAAGTTCTGGTGCGCCCGGTGAGTTGGTCAGCTTCAAAAACGCATCTAACGTATAAACGGAGAACATAAATCATGAACAAAATTGATCAAAATATGGCCCGTGCCGCGCTGGCAATGTATGCGCGTGACCACGGTATCCACTTTGGTGACTCCGTAGTTGGATTCACCGAAGATCGCAGCCTCAAGAGCACAGCGTTCGCAGCCGATGCACAACCCTCGCTGGTAACCACTCCCAGCTCGGGCATCCCGGCGTTCCTGACCACCCACATCAGCCCGAAGCACATCAAGATCCTGACAGCCAAAAATGCGGCTGCCGAGATTCTGGGTGAAGAGCGCGTTGGTTCCTTCATCGACACCAACTGGATATTCCCCGTTGTTGAGCATGACGGCCAAGTGTCCGCCTACTGCGATCACAGCAATGACGGCAATTCCAGCGCCAACATGAACTTCCCTCAACGCCAAAACTTCATCTTTCAAACCATCGGACGTTGGGGCCAGGTCGAGCTGGAACGTGCCGCGTTGGCCAAGATTGGCTGGGCGGAAGATGTGCGCGGCGCTGCGATTGACGTGTTGCAGAAATTCCTGAATCAGATGCAATTTTTTGGTGTGCAAAATTTGGCGTGCTATGGTCTGCTCAATAGCCCAGGCCTGTTCCCCGCGATTGCCCCGGCACCGAAAGCATTCAACAACGGCACTAGCGGCCCGTGGATGACTGGTTCGGCGATCACTGCAACCTCGTTGGAAATGTACCGTGACATCCTGGCATTAGTTACTCAGGCTATTGTGCAGAGCTCTGGAAATGCAAACGTTCGCAGCCCAATGAAACTGGTGCTGTCGCCTTCTCGTATGGCCGCAATGCAGAACGCAAACGACTTCAACGTGAACGTGATGACCCTGATCGCCTCCAACTTCCCGAACATGAAGGTAATGGACGCGGTTCAGTACGGCGCCGTTTCCGCTCAGAACCCACAAGGTTCCGCCGTCGGTGAAATCATGCAGGTTATCGTCACCGAAGTCATGGGGCAACAAACCGCAACTGCAACATACAGTGAAAAGCTGCGTTCTGGTCCGGTAATTCTTGGTCTCAGCGATTACCAGCAGAAGATGTCGTCCGGCAGTTTCGGCACAGTCGTCTACCAGCCGTTTGCGATTGCAACAGGCGTAGGCTACTAGCATCTGAGTAGCACAGTCGTAATGAATCCCGTGCCAGCAATGGCGCGGGTTCTTTAATTTGCAGTCATGCTCTCAGGTGAGATTCCAAATTAAAGAACGATTGACATACAGCGAGTCACACCGTAATATCCGCACCAGCGCCACAACTGCGCTTGTAAATTGCGAGACATAAGGAGCGACGACATAAGGAGCGACGACATGCGCAAGTAATCTCGGCAGTCTCATTCAGATAGTAATAGGGGCCAAATAGGCAACAGCGGAAGCCTCCCGCTAGAATATGCCGACATCGTACACACAGAGTTTACAATTTAGGCACACTTTAGGTGCCAGTACATGTGCGGAGTCTACGGACGCCAAACCGCCGAGAGATGCACTACCTCTCACCAAATCTAACGCCCAGCCAACACTGGGCGTTTTTCATGTGCCCCGCAATTCACCGCGCGGCGTAACTTAGTCACCAAGGAGAAATAGCATGGCTGAAGGCACACTGGGATTACCGAAAACGTCCTCCGACGAGGACAACATGGCAAAGCTGGTCGCCATCACGGAAGGCACCCGCGAAGCGAGTGGCGACACTGTGAGTGTGGCGTGTCGCGTCCCGATGGGCATGATTCTCCGCGCGCACAAGCGCGTGATGATGCCGCACAAGACCACCGAAGGTATGATTCGTGACGTTCCCGAATACCACCAGGTTGGCAAAGAATACATGGTGTACGGCCCATCGCATCCGCAAAATGCCGGCCCCCACTGCACGATCATCGGCGACTACGCCATCACGCATGGCATCCCCAAGGAGCTGTGGGATATCTGGTCAGCCCAACATAGAGGCGACATGGTGGTAATCAACCGCATGATCTTCGCGTACAACTCGAATAAAATTGCCGGTGCTGCCAAAGAGCACGCCGAACTGAAATCTGGCCTGGAACGTCTCGATTCGAGCCGCCTGCCAAAAAATCTGGTGCCGAGCCGCGACCACATGAGCGCCGAAGCGTTCAACGCGGTATCTGCTGGTAAATAATAAATAAGGGGATCGCCGTGGCTACCGGGATTGCAGTTTTCACATACGCGACCTGGGCGGCGATCTTTCCAGAACTCGGGCTATACACAAATTCTGCTCAAGCTGGACAGTATTGGGCGGAAGCGACATTCCTGCTGGACAATACGGCAACCAGCCCCGTGCAGGACGTGACGCAGCGCACCGCCATACTCAACCTCATAGCCGCACACATTTGCTCGCTCAGACAACCGCTGGGCGGTCAGCCGTCCTCGCCGTTGGTTGGTCGCATCAGCGAAGCAACTGAAGGTAGCGTGACAGTCAAAGCCGAGATGATCGTGGCTGCCGGATCTGCACAATTCTGGGCGCAGTCAAAGTATGGAATACTCGCGTGGCAAATGACTCTACCCTTCCGCAGTGCCAGATATTACGCAGGCCCGCGCCGGTCGTTCATGCCGGTCGGCGCGTTCTATCGCCCGTAACGATGTCCGTCACCCTAAAAGGTAACGGTGAAAAACTAGCCGCGCTGATCAAAAAACTGTCCAATGCCACGTCTGTTGAGATTGGCTGGAACGAAGAGGCTCGGTATCCGGGCAGTCATCGGAACGGCGGCGATTTCGTGGCGAACGTGGCGGTGATCAACGAATTTGGCGGTACAGCAAAGGTGCCCGCCCACAAGCAGAGCATATATCGCAGCATTGATGAGAAATCAGGCACGTTCAAACGTGGCGCACGGTTCGTTAAGGCGAAGGCATCCAACTACGAAACGACAGCGGACGTACCGGAAGTCATTGTGACGATACCTGCTCGCCCGTTCTTCCGTACTATGATTGCCAAGAATAAAGGCAATTACGGTAGCGATCTGGCTGCGGCAATCAAGTCGAGCAACTATGACGCTAAAATTGCGTTGGGGCTGGTGGGACAACAGGCACAGGAAGAACTGGCAGCGACAATTGACGGCTGGACATCGCCCGGTAACGCAAAGCGTACGATCGACCGAAAAGGTAAAGACGATCCGCTGAACGAATCCGGCCAGATGCAAGATACCGTCAACCATTGGGTGAAATAAATTGAATCTTCATGCGGTGGCTAGTAGCTACATCAGCTCGGTAAACAATTGGATCACCGGCCAATACCAAAAATCCACCGGTTCGGCCACCGATGCAAATTTTGACCGCCAGCCGAGTTACGCCGCCGCAGTCCCGCTACAGATTCAAATGCAGGCCATGAGCTCGGGCGACTTGCGACAGGTGTCCGGTCTGAACCTGAACGGCGAACTGCGCGCCATGTATTGCAACGGTGCCATCGAAGGTGTCGACCGCCCGCAATCTCTCGGCGGCGACCTGATCTCCCTGCCCGATGCGTCAATCTGGCTGGTTGCAAAAGTGCTGGAAAATTGGAACACCACGAGCGGCTGGACGAAGTTTTGCGTCGTGAGACAAAATTAACCCGACGGAACGACACGTACAATGATTTTAAGCCTAACCGAAGCGCAGATATTCAAGGCGCTCGGGTTATTCCTGACGGACGTATTGCCCGCCGGGACACCCGTATTCAAAGCGCAGACAAATCGTGTGCCCGAGCCTCGCGAGACAAATTTTGTCTCAATGACGCCAATACTGCGCGAGCGGTTGGAAACAAACATCGATTCGTATGATTCTGCGCAGGACGTGCAGGTATTGACGTTTGCTGCGCTGACGACGACCCCTGTTGTCGGCGACACCGTGGTGAACGGAGGCGCGACCGCTCGCGGTGTTGTTACCGCCGTGGCCGCGACAACCGTTACGGTAAACACGCTCGCCCAGCAATATTTTGCCATTGGTGACGTGGTGAGCAACACAACCCATGCTGGCGTGGTCGGCACGATGACTGGTCTGTCGTATGGCTCGGCAACATCGATGCAGCCGATCAAGATGACGATTCAACTGGACGTGCATGGCCCGCTGGCCGGCGACAACGCGCAGATCATCAGCACGCTCTTGCGTGACACGTACGGCGTTGACCAATTTGCAACCAGCGGGTTTGATGTGACCCCACTGTATACGTCAGATCCGAAGCAATTGCCATTTATTAACGGCGAGGAACAAATTGAAACCCGATACGTGGTCGATGCTGTCCTGCAATGTAATCCAGTCGTGACCCTCCCGCAGCAATACGGACAGACGGCGGTAATTGCCGTTCAGCCGGCCCTGCCATAATTTAATTTTGGAGCAATCAAATGTCATCTATTCCCGCATCAGCGTTCGCATCAATATTGCCCGGCGTCTTGAGCGCCGGTGGTTCCGCACTGGACATGAACGGCCTGTTGCTGACCCCCAACACGCGCGTACCGACCGGCCTGATCGCGTCGTTCGCCAATTTGGCGGCAGTGCAGGCATTCTTTGGCCCGACATCGGCTGAAGCGGCATTTGCGGCAATTTACTTCAAGGGCTTCACCAATAACACCGCATTGCCTGGCGCTTTGCTGATGAGCCAGTTCAACCAATCCGCTGTAGTCGGTTACCTGCGTGGTGGTTCTGTCGGCACGATGACTCTGGCGCAACTGCAAGCACTGACCGCTCTGTCGCTGACCGTAACTGTCGGTGGCGTGGTCGTGACTGCGGCATCCATCGCGCTGGCAACCATCGGTTCGTTCAGTCTGGCTGCCGCCGCAATGACCACAGCCTTGGCATACTACGACGCAGTATCCACCAGCGCGACGACCATTGCCGCCGGTGCTGCAACCAATTCTACCGCAGCCAGCATCACGGGCAATGTGATGACCGTGGCGGCTACCGTCACCGGTGCATTCGTGGTCGGCGGCGTGCTGTCCGGCACCGGCGTCTCTGCCGGTACAACTATCCTTGAGCAATTGACCGGCACTGCCGGCGTTGAGGGCACCTACCGCGTGTCTGCCGTGCATGATGTGGCGACCACCACTATCACCCAGGCATACGGTCTGATGACTGTCGGCGCGATGACTTCCGGCACGTTTGCCGTTGGCCAAACGATCACCGGCGGCACTATCGCCGCAAACACCACCATCACAAAAATCCTGACCGGCACTGGCGGCGCGGGAACCTACGTCACCAGCGGCGGCGCACAAACCGTGTCGGCAACTGTTGTCAGCGGCGGTCAGACCGTTGTGACCTTCGATAGCGTATCCAACGCATTCGTCATCACCGGCGGCACACCTGGCGTGACCGGCACGATCTCGGCGGCATCTGGCACCTTGGCTGCACCGCTGTTCCTGACCGTGGCTACTGGTGCAACCCTGTCGCAAGGCGCTGCTGCGCTGACACCGGCTACCGCAATGCCGGCAATCATCGCTCAGACAACCAACTGGGCAACATTTACCACCCTGACCGATCCTGATGCTGGATACGGCAACACACAGAAGCAAGCGTTTGCCGCATGGAACACCGCGACAGGCCCGTACGAGTTTGCCTACGTTGCTTGGGATACCGACATCACCCCGACAACCAGCGCGGCGGCTACTGCCAGCCTGGGCGCAATTTTGGCTGCAAATAGCAACAGCGGTACGGAATTGATCTGGGGTGTCGATAACACCAAGGCCGCATTCTTCATGGGCGCTGCCGCATCGATCAACTTCAACGAGCCCAAGGGTCGCATCACTTTTGCGTACAAGTCGCAGGCTGGTCTGACACCTGATGTGACCACATTGCAGGCGTACAGCAACCTGCTGGCCAACCACTACAACAGTTACGTGTCCATCGCCACGGCAAATCAGCAATATCAGGATTACCAGAACGGCACGATCACCGGACCATTCGCTTGGGCCGACAGTTATATCAATCAAATCTGGCTGAATGCCGGTCTACAACTGGCCGTGCTGGACATGCTGACTTCGATCAAGGCAATGCCGTACAACGCTGACGGCTACGGCCTGCTGTACGCGGCATACCTGCAGCCAATCTTGGATGCCGTGTCGTTCGGCGCGATCAATACTGGCGTAACATTGTCGGCATCGCAAATCGCGCAAGTGAATTACGCAGCTGGATTGAACATCAGCACTGATCTGCAAACGAAGGGCTGGTACTTGCAAATCCTGCCAGCTACGGCGGCACAGCGCGTGGCTCGTGGTACTCCCCCGTGCAAGCTGTGGTACACCGATGGCGGATCTATCCAGACCCTGAGCCTCGCTTCGATCGCAATTCAATAATTTCAGGAGCACACGTAAATGTCATCCATCACGTCAGCAAATGCGGTAGTCACGCTCACAATCCCTGGTGTCTATAACACCGGCCAAAAACTGCAAGGTTTCTCGGCTGAAGATATTTTCGGCATGGACGCAATCGACCCGGCAGAAATTAGCATGGGCGTGGACGGCAACCTGTCCGCCGCGTTCATCTTCGTGCCGACCAAGCAGGGTATCCACCTGCAGGCCGACAGTGCATCCAATGCGGTTTTTGAGGACTGGCGCGCAGCTGAAGTGGCTGCGGTCGAGAAGTTCCCGTGCTCGATGATCGTCACCTTGCCGGCGGTTAAAAAGACCTACGCCTGCATTCAAGGCTACCTGACCTCGTATCCGCAAATTTCCGATGCAAAAAAGAGCTTGCAACCGCGGAAGTACGAGATCACCTGGAACACCGTCAGCGTTTCCCGCACGCTGTAACGTAGCGCTGGTATGTCCCTAACCGCCGCCAACTCAACTTTCACGCTCGCCATATCGGGCCTGTTCAGTACCCCGCAGGCACTGTCGGGGTACTCGGCAGATAACCTGCTGGGAATGGAAGAGTTGGACGCGGGACAGGTCATTATGGGCGTGGACGGCAACACCGTGGCAGGCATGATTCAGGTGCCGACCAAGCAATTGGTTTACCTGCAAGCTGATAGTCCGTCAAACCTGCTGTTCGAGGCTTGGCGCACAGCCGAATTGGCCGCTGGGCAAAAATATCAGGCCATCGGCGTCATTCAGTATCCATCGGTCAATCGGCTGTACGCATTGACGACAGGGTGGTTGACCAAGTATCCTCAGCTTGCCGACGCTAAAAAGTCATTGCAGCCGCGCCGGTATGAAATCACCTGGCAGCAGATATTGGTCACACCGACAAAATTGTAGGGAGAGATACATGCCGCACGAGATATATGGTTGGATATTCCTGACGGTAATTGTCGGTGCAGGCCTGTTCGGGGCGTATCACCTGTTCCAAATGATTCGCATAGCGCACAGTATCAAACCACCACACCAGCCGTAAAAAGGAGCCGTACAGATGGCACGCAAGCTATTGCAAAAAACCGCAATTTATTGAATAGGAGACGGACATGCACTACAGAAACGGCCGCGAGGCAAAGAACGGCGACAAAATTGTCAGACTGCAAGGCGGACAAGTTGATGCGTTTGGCGAACTGCAAAACGCCGTAGCGGGCAATGACTACTGCAACGGCGATATTGTGCGAGCAGGAGTACAAAACACATATGCGTGCATGTGCGACTGCCTGCACCAAGACGATATCGCCGCCATGTTGGCTGAAAAAGGCCTGGACAAGCGCCCCGCAGGTATGTAACAAACAGGGCTTCGGAGAGTAGTCATTCGCCAAGACGCATTCTAACGAGTGTCCGGCTACTGAGCGAAGCCCGTCACCCAGCCGTAAAAGGAGTCGTACAGATGGCACGCAAGCAACTCGACATCGTTATCTCAGCCGAAGGCCGTGATAAAGGCAAAATGTTCCAGATCACCGAAATGCCCGCTAGCAAGGCTGAAAAATGGGCGATTCGCACCATGCTCGCCCTGGGCAAATCGGGCGTTGATATCCCCGATGATTTGGCCGCACAAGGAATGGCGGGTATTGCATCCCTCGGCATCCGCGCGCTGACCAGCCTGAACTATGACGACGCCGAGCCCCTGCTGGCCGAAATGTTCGACTGCGTGAAATGCGTTCCAGATCCGACCCGCCCCGAAGTCACCCGCGCACTGGTCGAAGATGATATCGAAGAAGTTGCCACCCGCCTATCGCTCCGCAAGGACATCCTCTCTCTCCACATTGATTTTTTTACAGCCGTCGCCCCCTAGACTTAGAAATTTGGGAAAGCGACGTTAAAGGTATCCGCGATTACGTGAACGTGCCTCGAACGATAGGCACCGTCATATCTGCCGGGCGCGCATCCATGGTCGAACTGGACTCCGTGCTCGGCACCGAAGATATGTATGACCTGCTGGAAATCATCTCGGTTGACATGTACAACCAGTATGTCGTCAATAAGGCGTCACGCCCGGTGTGACACCGGCACCAGCCAAAATAGCTTGACCTGCACCAACTCCTAGTCCTATACTGCGCGCACAGGGGATTTTATCGCCTGTCATCCGCGCAACCTACCCCGACCCCATGAAAATTGACGAGCTAGTTCTTTCTCTAGTTCTGGACGGTGCTGGCCTGAAGAAAGGGCAAGCCGCCACAGAAGCGGCGCTGGTAGCAATCCGTTCCGAATCTGAGAAAACTGACAAATCGATGCAAGCCGGGGCGAAGAAAAACGCCGAAGCGCAGAAAAAGCAGGGCGACGCGATTGCCAAAAACTCCAAAGAAACGGAGAAGGCTGACAAAAAGACCCAGGACGGCGCGAAGAACAACACGCACAGTTACGGCAAGTGGCTGGCGTCAATACTGAGTATTGGCGCGGCGATGGTTGCGCTGAACAAGTTTAAGAATTTTGCCGTGGATCTGACGAACAGCGATGCCGCTGCGGGCCGCATGGCTGAGAATATCGGCATGGCCACCCGCGACCTGACCGCATTCGGTATGACGGCAGACAAGCTCGGCGGATCGTCGGAGGCAATGACTGCCGACCTGTTTAAGTTGTCGCAGTCGATAGTTGCACTCCGTGCTGGTGGCGAGTTGCCTGATTGGCTGACCGATCCGAAGGGATTTTTCAAGTTGGGTGGCGACTTGCTCCCCAAACTGTTGGACGATTCGGTGTCCATGCTTGATAAAGCAAATATGTTACAGGAGCGGATGCAAACCGTATCACCCCAAGTCAGGCAGTATGTGGCTAGCAAGTTGAATATAAGCATGGGTACGGCCAACGCATGGGGTGACTCTCGCTGGAAGGGGCAGTACGCTACGAGCAAGCAATTTGCCCCGAACGACGCTGACGCCAAACTTGCACAGAAACGACAAGTTGCTTGGGGCGTTGTGGAGAATTCTATTACGTCGCTCGGTCGTGGCGTTACCACGAAACTCACCCCCGCATTTCTGAAAGTGTCGGACGCGCTCGTCAAATTTTTGAGTAATAAAGAGAATCTCAAGGCGTTTCAGTCCATTGTAGACGCCATCGTTAATGCGGTTACAGGCCTGTTCACCGTAATTGACAAAGCCGTGAGCGGCATCAAGCAACTCATGGATTTGGTGACGGGCAATAAAGCGGTGGACAATGGATTTTTGGGCAACATGCTCGCCATCCTCAAAGCTATTGCCGACACAATCAATCTCATCATCACCGGCTACAAAGAACTCGGAGCATTGGTCGCCCCCAAGGAAGAGGATAAGTCGGACTTTGAGAAGAAAGCCGATGAAGCGATCTACAAGGTAATCAACTACGTGATTGCCCCTTTCTCAGAGGACGCCCGAGCTCGCATGGGCGGATTCGGCGGATTCGGAAAAGACGGCAAGTTCAGGCGTGAAGGTGGCATGACCACCAATACCGTACCAACCACAGGTCAGCGTGTAGGTGCGCAGAATCCTGGCGCGCATACGGTCAATGGCGGAGATACGACAATCCACGCAAACATCAACGTGAAGAGTCCAAAAGACGTAGGGCCTGCAGTGCGCAGTCTTAAACCGCTCGGCGGCATGGCACCGGCATTAGCTGGCGGAATGCAATAATGGCAAACGGCATCCCCCCACTACTGGACAAAGCCGCCTACATTGCGGATATGGCCGCGCTGTTGACTGGTGATGCGCTAATCTCGGCAAATATGTTCAAACCCTCGGGCTGGGCAGTTTACGGCTGGGTGTCAGGCGTACCTGGGATGCTTGACATCACCGACCCGGTATTTGTCGTCGCGAACGCGGCCAGCAAAATAGCATCGTCTGTCACAAACGGTTTTACCAATCCGCTCGGTCTGCGCGTCGTCCCCGGTTCAAAGATGCCTGACTCCATCATATCGATGGACTACAAGCGGGAATACAAAATTAGCGATGCGCCGCAAGAGCTGGGCGCGTTCCAGAGTTACAACAAGGTGCAGAAACCGGCAGTCATTCATTTGCGCATGGCAAAGGGCGGCTCGGCGGCGGATCGTGATGCGTTCCTCGCGTGGATCGAGTTGCAGGCGGCAGGCACTAAACTGCTGGCAATTCAGACACCCGAGCAAACATATGGCGGCTACTGCATTCAGGATTTCGACTACCGTAAATCCTCGACTGACGGGGCGGGTATTGCAATCGTGGACGTGGAATTCCTTCAGGTGCGGGAAACCGTGGTGAGCACGTTGGGTAAGGCGACGCCGAGCGTTGCAAGTGCCCAGCCGATGCCGCAGAGTGAGGTTGATGCGTTTTTGAATAAAGCGTATGGGTCAACAAATTTGTCCAACTCGACCATACTGGCGCTATAAAGGATTTGACAAGCCGTTTGATTTGGCGTACCTTGACAGCTCGATTGATTACTTGGGAGTTGAGAGATGAACGATATTGGGCGAGGCTCAAAACGCATTACGGTAGCAGACCTACGCGATATTGACGTGTCGCCCGCACGGGCCGAAATCAAACCCCGCAAACTCAAAGTCGTATTTTGCGTAACGGACTGCGCTACCGGAAGTGTCGTAGCTGGATCATTACCTGTTGATGGCGATGAAATGTTTCAACTGGTGGTCGAGTATCCATTTCTCGGCACTGACCGCATTCCAGACGACAGACTTGTCGAGTGGGTTGGTGACGTTTGTTTGTCTAAAGGTGAGGTTGTGGGTAAAAAGATCGGCAGCGTTTTGACATCGTTGGTGCTGGAAAAATGATTGCAATATGCGATAAATGTATGGTCGGCTCCGTAGACGCGGAACGTTATCGAACAGGGATACTTTGCAAATGCGCCTTATGCAGCGAGATTGGCGGGCATGCGCATTTCAATGAGGTGTCGATAATACGCCAGTATTTGCGGGAGGCACATCCGGATACGCACATCACCGTCAACGATACTGTGCCGCCGACATTAGGTAAATAAATGCTGCTCATCCCTATTCAAGACGTGCCGACCCAGCAAGTGCGGGTGACCGTGGGCACGCAAAACTGTCTGCTTAACCTGTACCAGTTGGATAATTTGACCGTTGCGGCGAACGACACGACCGAAGTGCTGCCGTTGCAAGTCCTCTACATGGATGTGTATGTCGGCACGACGCTGATCATCGGCGGTGTCGCATGCCAGAACCTGAACCGCATCATGCGCGACCTGTATCTGGGTTTCGTTGGCGACTTCGTGTTTAACGACACGCAAGGGTCGAGCGATCCAGTATCGCCAGGCCTCGGCTCGCGTTACCAGTTGATTTATCTGGAAGTCGCTGACTTACCCACCTAATATGGCATTCGTCGAACGCGCCCTGACGCTGATATTCACGCTCGGCAATAACGGTACGTTTGCCGAGGGCCAGAATCAGTTGAAGGTTGAGGGTGTCCGTGCGAAGGTTCGCATTGAGAAAAACTCAGGCGGGAATACTTCCCACGCCAACGTGACGGTGTACGGCCTGACAATGCCCCACATGCGCGCACTGGCGGCACTGAATCCCGCGTTCATGGTGATGAAGCAGAACGTTATTGAGATACTGGCAAATGATGTGACCGATCCGGTCAGCCAGCCGACCTCAGTATTTATCGGGCAGATCACCGAGGGCGAGATTGATATCACGAACGAGCCTGAGTCTGCGTTGGTGCTGACCGCAGTTGCCGGCCTGTATTACTCGGTCGCCCCGGCGGCGGGTGAAAGTTACACAGGCCCGACCCAAGTGACGGTCATACTCGACGCCATCGCCAAAAAAATGAATTTGACGCTAAACTCGTCCGGCCTGAGCAAGCCATACATGCTGAGTGACCCGCACCTGTTCGGCACATTGATGACGCAAGCGCAGAGTATTTGCGAGGCGTGGAATTTGAACCTGTTTATCGACGGCAAAACGATGTACGTTTACGACCGGAATGGCTCAGTGCTGGTAGGTAACGAGGCGAGCATCCCGGTCGTGTCGGCAGAAACCGGCATGATTGGATACCCGACATTTAGCGATCATGGGTTTTTTGTACGCACACTATTCTCGCCGTTCCTCAACATGGGGCAACGGGTGGAAGTACGCAGCACGCTCGAATATGCGAACGGCACATTTGCCGTGTATGAACTTGTGAACGAATTGGAGAGTCAAGTGCCGGACGGTAAATGGGAAACCTCATTTCATTGTAACTGGGCGGATTACGCTCTGGCTCCGAAATGAACGACGGCGTTGCATCCTTCCAGCCAGTAGAGACACTGAGCTCGGAATATCTCGCGCAGGTGTTCCTGATCAAGTCGCTGATCGCCCGCATGGCGACCGTGACGCTGGTGCAGGTCGTCAAGGTGGCAAATACGGGCGGCGTTGCTGCCGTTGGATTTGTTGACCTGCAGCCGTTGGTATCGCAGGTTGATCCGAACATGAATCCGACAGACCACGCTGTTATCAGGAACAATCCGTATTTCCGCATCCAGGGCGGCAAGAACGCAATAATTATCGACCCCGAGGTGGGGGATGTAGGTATCGCGCTGTTTGCCAGCCGCGACATATCTGCCGTGAATAGTACATTGTCCGGCGGTAATGCCGCAGTTGGCCAGAAACCGATCTCGCCCGGCAGTTTCAGAAAATACGATATGGCTGATGCGCTGTACTTGGGCGGCGTGCTGAATGGTGTGCCTACACAGTACATACAGTTTGCAGCGGGCGGTATCACAGTTACTAGTCCGCACCAGGTAACAATTAACGGTACAGACGTAAATGTGAACGCGAGCGCGGCGTGCAATGTGACCAGCACGGGTAAGACGACCGTTACGGCGAGTGAGATAGATTTGGTGGGTGGCGGCGGTACGGCAGGCGGTGCGGTGCAGAAAGACTGCGTGTGCGCGTTCACCGGCGTGCTGCATCCGATGGTCAGTTCAACAGTTAAGGCGACACTATAATGGCGATGACCGGTGCAGGATTATCGGCGGCACGTGCTGCTGCATTGGCTGCAGTCACACAAGTGCAAACGTCAAACGCTGCCGCGGCGGCAGCATACGCAACAGCGCTACGACTGGCGGACAGCACGGCCATCGTGACATATATCCAGCAAAACATGGGTGTTGCCAGTTCGGTAACTATCCCCTCCACCGCGGCACCGGGATCACCCAGTACGGGAACAGCAGCATCTACGGCGGTCACATAATGGACACCTTATTTTTAAGCAATGCTTGGGATCTCGCTCTCGACTCGTCAGGCAATATTGCGATGGCCAGCAATCCGTACAGTCTTGCCCAGGACGCAGCCAGTGCTTGCCGCACGGCGGTCGGAGATTTAATTTATGCACCCGCCGACGGTATCCCCTATTTCACGCAGGTGCTCGGCCAACTCCCGCCGCTGAACGATATTCGCAGCATGTACGTCGCCGCAGCAATGCAGGTGCCGGACGTGGTTGCCGCACAGGTATTTTTCTCATCATTCAACAATCGCACGCTGTCTGGCCAGTTGCAAGTGACTGACCGCGCTGGCGTGATCACCGCTACCGGGTTCTAAATATGACGACTTCAATACCGCAGCCGACACTCGGCGCGACGGGTTTTATCGCCCCCACAGAAGCGGCAGTATTGGCTGGCGCTCAAGCCGATTGGAACCAGGCGTTCGGCGGTAACCTCAATCCTGCACTGAACACGCCGCAAGGCCAACTCGCCAGTTCTGAAACAGCCATCGTGCTGGACAAGGACGCGCAATTTGTCGCGCTGGCAAACAGCATGGACCCCGCCTACGCAACTGGCCGGATGCAGGACGCAATTGGTCGTATCTATCTGATGACCCGTATTGCCGCAGCATCCACTACCGTCACCGCAACATGCTCGGGCTCGCCCGGCCTTCTCATCCCTGCCGGATCTCAAGCGGTCGACCAAGCAGGTAATCGATACATCAGCACGGCGGCTGGAACAATCGGCGTCGGCGGTACGGTCGATATCACCTTCTCGTCGGTGCTCACCGGCGCAATTGCCTGCCCAATTGGCTACCTGGACGCAATTTACGCATCGATACCCGGATGGGACTCAATCAATAACACCGTTGCGGGCGCCATAGGCAACGCTGTCGAGAGCCGCACAGCCTTCGAGTACCGCCGTCAGAACTCGGTAGCCCTCAACGCTGTCGGCATGATCACCGCAGTGCAGGCGGCCGTATTTGCTGTGCCCAACGTGCTGGACGTGTACGCCATTCAGAATGATCTCGGCGTAACCAGTGGCGCGACATTCACGGGCTCAATCTCAGGCACCACACTCTCCGTGGCGAGTACACCATCAAACCCAATTCAAGTCGGCATGACGATTACCGGTGCCGGTGTGTCCGATAGCGTCACTATCACGGCGTTGGGCACGGGCACTGGGGGCTTGGGGGATTACACTGTAGGTAAATCACAAACAATTGCCGGAGGCACGGCACTGGTGGCTTCCTTTGGCGGCAAACAACTCGTCAAAAACAGTATTTACGTTGCCGCCTACGGTGGCGCGGCACAGGCCATTGGCAATGCAATCTGGACAAAGAAAGCGCCTGGATCAAATTACAACGGGAATACGACTGTCACCGTGGTAGATAACGTAAACTACCTGTCGCCGTACCCATCGTATCCGGTGACATTTCAAATACCAACAGCCACGCCCGTAAAATTTGCCGTGGTAATGCAGGCCAACTCGCAAGTACCGTCAGACGCGACCCTGCAGATTACGAATGCCATCACGGCGGCGTTCTATGGCACTGACGGCGGACAACGAGCCCGTATCGGTTCGTGGCTGTTTCACAGTCGATTTTACGCAGGCATCACGGCGCTCGGTTCATGGGCGGCAATCTTCTCTATCAAACTGGGCATCGCTACCGCAAACGAGGATGCCGTGTTGATGAACATTGATCAGATGCCAACGCTCGGCTCAATCTCAGTCGCATATTCGTAATGTTGACACCCGAATCGACAGTCGCCGCGCAGTACGCGAACAGCCCGCGAATTCTCGCGCTGATCAACGGCATGAATTCGGCCATCGATCCGTCAGTAAATATCAATAAATTCTACAGTGACATGTGGAATATTTCGACGGCAGTTGGGTATGGGCTGGATTGTTGGGGGCGTATCGTCGGTGTATCGCGCGTCATAACAATTCCGCCCACGGTGCCAATCGGTGATTATCTGGGATTTGCCGAATCGGGTGATGCGGACTGTTTTGGCTTCGGCGTGTGGTATTTAAGCACAGGCGGTAACAATTTCAGTCTGAGCGACGACGCGTATAGGTTGCTGATACTAGCCAAGGCTTCGGCTAACATATCAGATTGCTCGATCGCGAGTATCAATCGAATTATGACCAGTCTGTTTCTGGGCAGAGGGAAGTGCTACGTGCAGGACAATAACGACATGACACTGACTTATGTGTTCACTTTTATAACCACCCCAGTAGAGAAGTCCGTTATCCAAGGATCTGGCGTTTTGCCAAATCCTACCGGCGTACTCGCACTGTATTCATTTGCTTAAGGACTGACATGCAATCCTCAAATATCCCATCAGTATTTAACGTCCCATGGGCGAACAGTGCCGTTGCACCGTATATTCACGCAGTGCCAGAAGCCTCGCAGATCGGAATTACTGCTGGTGCCGCATCACTGACTGACGGTTTTGTACCGCTAAATTTTACGGCTGTTGGTGCGGGCGGAACACCCCCATTCGGTAACGACATGAACGGGATATTGAACCAGATCACCGCATGGCTGCGTTGGAACCAGGCGGGCGGTCCAATCAAATATTCCTCGACGTTCCAGACGGCCATCGGCGGTTATCCGTTGAACGCTATCGTGCAGTCGGCTACCGTGCCGGGTAAGCTCTGGTGCAGTAGCACTGAGAACAATGTGACCAATCCCGATACAGGCGGTGCCGGTTGGTTTCTGGTGATGAATACGGTTTATGCGCCGTTGACTGGGGCCGGGACGAGCGGGACTTGGCCTATCACTGCGACGCATGCAACAGACGCGCTTGGACTTGTGAATGGTACAGGGTATGTGATGTTAGACAGCGCCGCTGCTGGGACTATTTTCCATACTGGAGTGATTGGTACGGAATTAGGTGGGACTGCCGCGTATTTATTTACTAATGAGATTGGCGCGCATATCGTATCCATAAATAAAACGGGTGACATAGTGGCAGGGTCATTCTCCGGCGCAGGCACGGGTTTGACCGGAACTGCGGCAGGGTTGAGTATTGGAGGGAATGCGGCTACCGCAACCAATGCAACCAATGCAACCAATGCAACCAATTTGTCTGGTGGGTCGGTCGACGCAACCACTATTACGGCAGCCGCCTCATATTCTCTAGGCGGCAGGCTCATTGCGCGCGCGGCGGCACCCACCATCGCCAGTGGGTTTGGAACCAGCCCTTCTCTAGTTAGATCGAACGGAACTTTAGCATTTGGGATACAAATAGGAACGGGCGGTACTGCAAATTCTGGAACCCTGACAATGCCAGTGTCGGCGACTTTTTGGCATTGTATTGTGATGGAACATATAACTCCTGGAATGTCATCATTAAATAGGACTGTGGCATCCGGCACGGGAACTACAGTAACGTTTGCAAATTACGTAATAAGTAGTAATGCCGCGGCTCCGTGGGTTGCGGGTCAGTACTTGTCGGTTCTGTGTATAGCAATACCTTAAAACTTAACCTTAATCCCAATAGAAAGATTGCGCCGAACAAATCCAGCTTCATAGCCAATTGAGAGGTACTGAAATGCAGCACGATAATTTGTTGGGAGTGCGTAAGCAATACCAGTGTTTAACAGAGCCATGCCGACGAAGTATTTATCGACTTGTGATGTGGTTGGGTGTGCGCCAAGCGATGGATTAGTTTCAAAATACTTGTCAGGATTGCGCGCAATGTTTCGAGTCTGCGCCCAGTCGGCAGCATCAAGGACAAGGAAAGTAGCCTGACGATACGTGTCGTTTGTAGTCCACTCACTTCCGGAAGCCAGATCGGTGGTGATTTGCCGATTATTGATGTCATCCAATCCAGATAAATCTGGAAGACCGTCAGCACAAGCATCCACCACAACCAGCATCAGCAACACAGCAATAACAGTTTTCATTTTAGAGTCTCCGATTAGTCAGTAACCGTAAGATACACCCCTAATTTTATAAAGTCAATTGATAAACTATGACCTACTCAATATATTTCCTCTGCCTGCTCGTCGTCATGTTCTACGGCTTTCAGTGGTACGCCGGTGCCCTGCAATCCTACCCGCGCATGGCGTTCGTACCGCGCATGGCAACACTCGCGCTTGTTGGAGTATTTGGACTGCTCGACATCGTGTTCATGAACCTAATCGTCGGCATATTCATCTATCGCGATGCACCATTCCAAAAGATACCGCACGGTACTCGTTGGCATCACCGCCAGTGGACATTCTCACAACGCACGGAATACTGGTACAACCAATCGCACAACGACTGGCAAAAGACCTATTTGCTCGGCGCGGATAACTGGGCGGCGCTCTTAAATGCGATATCACCAGGACACATCACCCTTTACCCACAACAATAGACTCAAACGTAATTATGCCGTACCATACGTGCGGTTAAATAAAGGAGATTAGCATGAAAAAATTACTGATCGCTGCGCTACTGGCGCTGGTATCTATCTCAGCCGATGCCGTCCTACTGACCCCGACCAACACCGGTACGCCGTACTGCCTGCCTTCCGCGCCAACCGCGATCGTCGGCTCATTTGTCTCGGCCTACGTTGTGGCCATTGTCGGCAGTCCGATCACTTCGATTCAAGAGGTGGACAGTGCCGGTAAGTTTTACGTGACGACGTTCAATTACACGGGTAGTACGCTGACTTCGACCAGTTGCCCTCTCCAATATTCAACCAGACAGTAAGGCGGATATCATGAAAATCACATTTACCAAAGTAATTACGGTAGCAATCATCGGGATGGTTCTTTCCGTCCAGGCTGCGCAGGTTGTTATCGTGGCTAACCCCTCGACTGGCGGAGGAAGTTACACATTGCCGGTTGCGGCATCTGGGGTCTTGGGTGGGATTATGCCTGATGGATCCACGATTACAGTAAATGCGAGCGGGGTGGCATCGGCATCTGGTGCTGGAGCTAGTGGCCCGGCAGCAGCAGGAACTTTGACCGGCACAACGTTAGCGCCTAACGTGGTGAATTCATCGATAATCCGTGCAGCAAGTGGAGTGCTTGGTACTGGCGCATACAACCCCGCGCCATTGGCTATATCAAGTTCAGTACCAGTTACAGACGACGCAACATTCAAAGCTGCTGGTTCTGGCGTGGTTGCAGTACCTCACGGCGCAGGTCAAGTTTACACCGGAGCGCATACGTTTACGGCAACCGACATTAATACTACAAACGTCAATGAGTACGCAAGTTCTGTCGCAGCTTCGGGAACTATCGACACCGCTTCAAACGTGCCAGTTGCGAAGGGTGACACGATATGCGTTAAGCAGACAAGCACAGGTGCAATGTCTATTGTTGGCGCAAGCGGGGTTACAGTTGACTCCGAATCTGGAAAACACACTACTAACGGACAATATGCTGGGGTCTGCGCACAGAACGTAGGCGCTAACCACTGGTGGCTGTTCGGTAACAGGATTTAACCATGAAGAAAATACTTCTTGGTACTCTGCTGGTTTGTTCGCTGAATGCGAGTGCGGATAATTTCCTTGACGCTGTCATGTCTGATGGCGCTGTTGTTTCATCTGGCCCAATAGTCTTCGTTGGTAGCGGTGCAGCATCTACTGGTGGTGGTGTGGGGACAACCACTGTGACTCCTTCGATTACACCAATCGCAGGTGATTTGATTGTGATGATTGCTTCCACAAATAACGCAGCAGGAACTCACACGTGGCCTACCGGATTTACTCAGAATGCTGCTGACGCAGTTAGTTCATACGGAACAAAGAGGATGCGGTTCGCAACAAAAATTGCTGGGTCATCAGAACCGGCAACATATGCTGTCGGCAACAGCACTTTCAGTGCAACAGTGGCAGTGATTGCTGTTTGGCGGAATGTGAATCAAACCACACCGCTTGATGTAGCAGTGACTACAAACGTGGATATTACCTCAGTATCTGGAACCTATAACATAACAAACACTGGACTATCTTCAGGTTCTGCAAATAGACAGATAGTAATTATAGATGGTCTTGCTGGGACGGGAGCTAACACGTACACAGCGGCAATTGCAGGAAGTTCGCCTTCAACATGGACTAGCGAAGTGCAATCCGGTAATTCCACATCAGCCCCAATCATTATATTTGATGCGCTTGATGCCGCCGGAACTTATACCAGCGATACGCTACTTGGAATAGCCCAAGTTGCCCCCAATGCCGGAACAACGAATGGTCGCATGGCATTTCAACTTGCACTGAGGAAAGCACCGTGAAAAAATTAATCTTAATTTTGGCTTGTTTACTTTCTGCTTGTGGTGGACAGGCTAGCGCTACTCAGTATGCCCCATTTGTAATATCCGTAACAGTACCGACATACGCAATTACCAGTACTACTGATGCAAACGGAACGATCAGTCCTTTGGGCGTGACGCAGGTTACGTCTGGTGGATCACAGGCATACAGCATGTCCTGCAATTCTGGATACACACTGGCCTCTGTAACAGTAGATGGATCAGCGGTGACTGTATCGAGTCCATATACCTTCGTTGGGGTGGTTACTACTCACACAATTACCTTCTCTTGTACGGTTACTCCCAATATCCCAACCTCCTACGCTGCCGCTGTAGCAACTGCTGTTGCACTTCCAAATCTTGGCACACCGATATATTTCTGCGACTGCGGAACAAATGCTTCTGGTTCATGCGTTGCCGGTAATGATGCAAACGCAGGTACAAGTACATCAGCACCCAAGCAAACAATTGGAGCCGCTGTTACTGCGCTGAATGGATCAGCCGTGACTGTTGCCCTATGCAAAGGTGGAGCATTCAATAACACGGCACAGTACAGCATAACTCGCACCTGTACCGCCGGAACCACTTGTGCTGAACTCCGTGAATTCTCTCCTACTACATTCACAAGCACTGCTGCACCTGTCATTAACGACACGGCATCAACTGGAATTTTCACGGTCAGTGGTAATAGAGGTGGCGTTAGATTCCTGAATATGAAGATGGACGGCTTGACGCAAACGCAACCAGTGTTCTTCTTCTACAATGGAGCACATGACATTTCGATAATGAATGTAGAAATGGCTAACGCTGTTGATGGAATTTATGACGAGAGCGGTGGTGCTTCAGCAAACACTAACATAATCATACTCGGCAGTAAGTTTCAATCCGATAAAGCGATGGGGTATATTGGTTCTAGTCACAACTTAAACCTGTCTGCAAACTGGTTTGAAGGTACTGGATCAGACACTATCGACGGACGAGACCACGCTATTTACCTTGGCTCTGCTCTGAACATTAACAACGTCACAATAGCCAACAATTATTTTCACGGCGCTGCTGGCCCCGGAGGTGTTTGTACTGGCACTATGATTGTGTCGCACGCATATGTTACCGGATTGCAAGTTACCGGAAATTTACTCAACCAAGACCCCGCACTTACTACCCCTACTTGTTGGGGGATCGGATTCTCGAACGAAACTGGCAATACTCACGCAGTCGGGTACATTAATGCCCGCTTTGCAAACAACACGATGATTAATACCGGCAACGATAGTTTAGTGGTTTCCAGTTGCCCATCTTGCGTGATTGAGGACAATTTAATGATAGTGGATTGGCCTTCTGGTGGTGCGCTAGGTATCGATACTGCCTATCACGTTACGCGCGGGCAGGATTTGGTGCAGAATAATGCAGTCATTAGAAATAATACCGTATGGTTCGGCCCGAATCAAACAGGCGAGAGTCGCGGGATGGCTATAGGATTTGAGGGTACTGGATACACAGTTGTCAACAACACCGTTTCGTCTGCACAGACCACAGGGAATATATGGTGTTACAAATATGACCTTGCTCTAACCTCTTACGCATTTATCAACAACAATCAATGTTCTGCAACGGTATCTAGCACGTGGGAATTGACTAGCAACTCTGCAACTTTAGCTGCTTGGAAGACATTCTCGATGGCCTACGGGTTTGATACTGCCTCAATTACGGGTGCGCCAAACTTCATTAGCCCATCCAGTACGTACGGTTCGTTTAACTTCAAGCCGAACGCTGGTTCTCCGCTTATCGGCGCAGGTTCACACGCAAATGCACCTACAAATGATATGACTGGAACTCCGTTTGGCAATCCGCCTGATATTGGAGCATACACACATTGATAAACTGATCTGAGAATATCGGATTCTTGAAAGGGTAATAAGATGGGCGCTTCTGAATGGACATCGGTTGTAGTTACTTTAGCGACAGTCATCATGGGGCTTATTGGCTGGCTCCTAAGTAAAAAAGACGCTGCCCAGGCAAAAGAGATTGAAGAGATACGGAAGCAGATAGAGTTATTGTTCAAGAAGTACGATGCGCTTGAGGCAAAACATCAAGACTTGCGAGAATTAGTCATTGGTAAACACTACCAACGCGACGAGCTTGATATGAAGTTCAGAGAATTGGGAGATACGTTTCGAGACTGCTTTAAGGAAATGGGCCTAAAGCTAGATAAGCTGGCTACTGTTTTCATGTCACACGTTGGCGAACATTCTGGAATTTTTAAGTCAAATTCATGACCGATATTTTCGACCAAGCAAGTGAATTAGAAGAGAAGCGAAGAGAGATTGCGTTGTCGTTTCACAATCCTAAATTGACACCGTGCGGAGCGTGCTTTAACTGTTCTGAGCCCGTTGCTGGCACATTGATATTTTGCGATACCGATTGTGCGCCGGATTACCAGCATCAAGAAAAAATGAAGATCATATGGGGTAAATTATGAGCCGAGATATATCAAAGCTATCACCATTTATGCAAGAAAAGGCACATGAATACCTTACAAAATGCCACGAGCAGGAACTTGATATTGTAATCATCTGTACAGACAGAAGCGATGCAGACCAGGCGGCTTGCTATGTATCTGGGTCATCATTGTGCGGCCCTGGGCAGTCTGCCCACAATGCAAGAATTAAACAGCCTGACGGTACGTTTCTACCGGCTTCAGAGGCTTTTGATGTGGGTGTTATCAGGCACGGAAAGTACATCGGTGATGGTCAAGATGCTGATTATCTGAAAGCTGGTATCATTGCTGAATCTATTGGTCTTATATGGGCAGGGCGATGGACAGGTAAATTGCAAGAAACAGCCCATAATCAAAACCCGAATTGGGTTAAACCTTCAAAAGGAGTTAAATCGTGAACGTTTGGCAAAAAATATTTGTAGGTTCATTGGCGACTGTTGTTTGGCTGATCTCAATTGCAGCCCATCATGTGTACCCGGACATTGACGTTTCGGCGTTGATTCTTACCGCCCAAAGCGTTATCGGTGGATTGGGAATTACCCATGTAATCACTGCAAAAAACGGGGCGCAAGAAGTCCCAAACGTAGAACTTCCGCAACCTGCGGACAAAGTTGTATAACAAAGGAGAGTGAAATGAGCGTACTTAGTGATCTGGATTACCTGCTGAAAAAAATCGAAAGTGTTGCAGCACATTTGCTGCCTTTTCTGGCTGTTGCCAAGGCTGTAGCGCCTAATTCCACTTTGCCTACGGTTGCCGCTGTTGCAGCAGCACAGCAATTGATTCAAGTGGCGCAAACAGCAGTAACCGCTGAAGGCCAAGAACTGACCGCTGACCAGCAAGTTAACTTGGCTTTGAACGTGGCACAACAAATCCACGAACAGACTGCCGCTGCTGGTGGTACAACTCAATCGTTCGATGCCGCGGTAGAACAGCTTAAACCTGCTCTGGTAGCTGTTCAATCTGTCAACGCTGCTAATACTGCCGCTAATCTGGCTGCTGGCGTTCCTGACGTTAAGCCGGTTACTGTTGCTGATCTGATTGCTCCGGTAGGTATCAGCGGAGTTCGTGGATAATGGGTAGGTTCCTGTCAGTTCTTCAAACCGAAGATACAGGACAAGAAACAAGTGATGGGCGGCGCATCTGGCGCGTGCTGTCGCCTTTCATTTATCAGTCTGATGTATTAGGTAAAACCATCACGGTTGAAAAAGACTTTCTTACTGATTTTGAATCTTCGCCAAGATTGCCATTTATTTATTTTTTGACCGGCGATGTAACATTTTCAGGCGCAGTGGTACATGATTGGCTATTCCATCATCACGAAGTATGCGATGAAGAAACAGCCAATAAGGTATTGTTTGAGGCCATGCAATCTGAGGGCGTATCTTGGTGGAGAAGGAAGTTGATTTATGCTGGTGTTCAAATCGGCGGTAAAGCTCCTTGGGAAGAAGATGGAAGCGGGAATGGTCATACCGTAGTTAATGGTAGGATTGTTTAGCTTTCTTCTGGCTGTTTTGATGCGCTGGCACGGAGTTCTGAGGCCATGCTGCGCAATCCACCAGCAACGTCATAGCCTAATTTTCCGTATATCTTCGCAGAGTTATCATAGCGAATTGCCGCATCTTCCAACACCTTCGCATCCCGTTCTTTCAGCCAATCGTCTGAGGATGCGGTTGCATGGATGGCCTCGTTCAATTCTGGCAAAGTATCGCCAAAATTAGAAAGCCAATTCTTGGCCTCTATGGCAGCTTCCCGCAGCCTCGCAACGTGCGCTTTCAGCGCTGCGTTCTCTTGCTCAAGCTGTTTTGCCTTTGTCAGTTGTGCCAAGTAATTCTGCTCCATGACTTCTTTCGCCTTAACAGCCATTTCAGCGGCATACTCAGTCGCGCGGCGCTGCTTTTTATCCTCTTCCCATACTGGACAATCAGGCTTATGCCCAACAATGCAAGGGCCGCAATGGTCACAGCTAAATTTTCCAATTGCCATCTTCTTACTCCTTCTTGTAGGCTTTAGGTTCGCACGAAGCGAATTGAGCATGTTGTTTATCAAGGCCAGCCAATGCGGTTTTACACTCCGCTTCAGTCTCGAATGAGATGCTCGGGTAGCTCATGCAATACGCAGACGGCTGAACTATCAACAACACCCAAATGATTGCCGTGCTCATGGATTACTCCTTATTGTATGTTGGTGCTGCGGAGAGAGCGGCTTGCAGGCTCAGAAGTGTTGCTTCTTTCACCGTGCCTGTGCGAACAAATGATGTGTTTAGCTTATCTGTCTCCTCCCAATAGGCCGTGTTTGTTGAGAGATAAGCATCAATCATTTCCTGAGTTACTTCCTGCTCTTGCTCCGGTTTCATGTTAGTTGTCATGGCTAATGCTCCCCCGAATAAACGCAACGCCCACAAACTTTGCAGTAGTAGCCATCGCCTTTTTGTTCAACTTCTGGAATTGAATACATTGCAAAACCTCCACCCGTTTCAATCAGCAATGGATTATCAAATACTCGGCAGTTTAGGCATGCGGCTTCATAGGTTTTTAATCTATCTTGTGCATACACCACTTTATCTTGTAACAGCTTCAAGAATTCTGCGTCTTGCTTACGGGGGAACTGTGTTGAGACACATTTTGTTCCGTCACCACACCACTCACCACAGCAAGTTCCGCCTTTGGCTTCTTTGTCACATCCGAAGGCTTCTAATCTTCTTTCGTTCATATCAGATTCCTTTATTGTAGGTTGGGCGAACAATCAGTGGCATTGTCACATCACAATCTGGCTTCGTTGAACTGAATCTTACGTGCGTTATAAGCTCAACAGGCCAATTACCCTGCTTGTCACCGTTCAAGTCGCTAGTGTACTCATACCGATAGGCAACAGGCTCCATCTCGCTCAGTTCCTTCATCACATCATCCCGCCCAGCTTGCTTTGCTGCCTCACAAGCTATCAGCGACTCCTCTACTGTTACAGAGCAAAGTTTGCGACTAGCGTAGCCTTCCTCAAATCCAGCTTGCTTCGCTGCTGCTTCGCGCTTGGTGAGTTCATCCAAACCGCAATCAGATACGTCCTTACCATACAGTTTAAAGAAGTTTGCAACTATTGCCTGCTGCTCTGCCAGCTTCTTAGCTTCCCAAGCCGCTACTGTTTCGGCGGTGGCGGAGAGTGCTTTGTCAGCAATCTTCATCGCCGCTTGCGCACCAGATACATAGAGAGGGTCAAAGTCACCAGACAAATGGATTGCAGCTTGGCAAGCGCGCAATTCTTCTCGCGTAAGTTTCAGTGCCTCACTCTGCATAGCCACCATAGCTTGAGTATCGTGCAAGATGTTCCTTATTGCATCGAAGTTTTCGTTCGCGTCTGCAATCTCTTCCCGCAGCTTCTGCACCTCGGCTTCCAGTTCCGCAATCTTCTGTGCGTCCTTGGCGCGGAGCATAGATGCAAACTCGATAATCTCTTGCGGAGTCACCGTGTAGTAGTCTCCATTATTGTCGGCTGGAGAGCACACGTTAGGACTAAGTCGCTTGCACACATCGACCATTAACTGCAATGTATCGACAACGTCCTGCGCATGGCTGGCGTTAGCTTCGTCAATCTCTGCTTGTGTTGGGCGTTCGCTCATTTACCACCTCCACAGCCTGATTTAGCAAGTGCTTCATCCACAAGAGCGTCAAATTCTGTATCTGTCATCTTCATTTTCCTTAGTGTAAGTGAGTAAGAATTGCTGATAACAGAAAAACAATTGCGAATAGTAGGAACACAACGCACAGTTCAAATGCTTTCATCTTCATTCTCCTTTAACTTCTGGTGCGAGAATCCATCCATTGGGTTAATTGGGCTTTTCATCGGAAGTCTTTGGCACAATCCGCGATGGGCTACGCAATAATCAATAGCAATATCTCGTTTGAGTTGTGGCGGCATATTGCTGATTACCTGGCCCCATGTTAATTCCGGTTTGCGCTCGTATCTCATGCCTGCGTAAAAACTTAGCAGGCAGAGAATCAACATAACACACACAAAACCGATTAGCGCATATCTTCCGGCGTCTTTTTCGATTGGAGTCATACGTACCTCTTCAGTTGTTCGTGAGCTACAAGCATAGCGTACACGTCTTGGTTAGCGATTGCCTTCTGCGCCAGTGCGATAGAGTGCTCAATCTTGATTGACTCGGAAGAGTATCCAACCAGATCAGCGCAACGGATAACCTGATCGTCTAGGTATTCTTGGATGGTCTTTGATTTCATGGCGTCACCAAAACGTTAAATGCAAAGCCGATAACAATCCCCGCACACAGCACAAACAAACACAAGACTATGAATCTATCTCGCTTGGTACACTGGCTGCGGAACACTTGGCCTTCAGTGGTCAAAAGCTCATTGATTCGAGCAATGTGCGTATCTCGCATTGTGGCCTGCTCAACCTGATCGAGTATCCCGCGCTCAAGATTGAAGTCGCAGATTCGCACGCATTCGATTAGCCTTTTTACTTCTGCCGATTCTTGGGGGGTCATTTCAGTTATCCCTTAATAGGATGTAATTCAGCAAAATGCCACTCGATGTAGTTAGCCAATCCGAGATAGCTTTTTTCGTGAAGAGTGCCGCCATGCCTTTTGATTACCGCAGCGCGGAAATCATCCAGTGAGCCAATGAAGCAACCGCGAGTTACAGTTATTCCTCCATCCTTATTGCGAAATGCGGTAAGCGTGCCAAGTTCGCCGCCTACTTTTGTTATCCAAAGTAACTGCGCATCGCCGGACACCCGCGCATCGCCGGACACCCGCGCATCGCCGGACACCCGCGCATCGCCGGACACCCGCGCATCGCCGGACACCCGCGCATTGCCGTACACCAACGCATTGCCGGACACCCGCGCATCGCCGAACACCAACGCATTGCCGTACACCCGCGCATCGCCGTACACCCGCGCATCGCCGGACACCCGCGCATCGTCGAACACCAACGCATTGCCGGACACCCACGCATTGCCGGACATATCAATATTGCTTTCTTTTTCAACATAACCGCCTTCATCACCAGTTTTCACAATTCCAAAGCTAATCAATGCGCGAATGCGAAACAGTTTCACTCCGAAATAATCAATGCTCTTTTCTGCGATAAGTTCAAATTTCTTCATTTCAGCTATCCTTTAGTTGTGGTTTGGGTGGTTATGCAACGATTGTTGTCCATTTTGATTTCTCGGAATTCCGCAAATAGATGCTGATCCATCAATTCTTGCGGTGGAACTAAATTTATTCTGGTCATTTGACTGACTCCCCGTTGCTGATGTCCGGCATATTGCCAGCGTCATCGGCGCGTGTCAAGTGGCTTGTTACTTGCCGAGCCCAACGTCGCACAACAAGCTCTCGGCCTCGCGTATATACCAGTCGTAATCAATATTGGCAGGCAGCACGTCGGGTAAAGTCATCATCGGGCTACAACCCACCGTACGTGGCACCAGGTTGCCTTCTGGCGTCAGGATGCAGCCTTGCGATCCGGCCGTATATATCCACCGCACAACTTTTCCCAAAAACTCCGTGCTCGCCATCCTGTGCTGGCGCAGCAACTCGTATTGCACGCGCAACTCGGCATTGTTGCCAGTCACGGTTGTGCCCAATGCAGCACGCATCGCAGTCAGCGTGGTTGTCTTTGGCAATACCTGCACGGGGCAATACGATCCGCCACCTTTAACGGTGCGCACGTACACAAATTGCCGGATGTCGGTGCATGCTCGAATGGTGTCTGCCAGCGGCGTGCCGTTACGTATGTAGGCAACAACAGCATCCACACAAACCTGTCCGGTCGGATTTGGCCAGCCGGACGCGCCTGGCTCGGGTGGTGCAAACGCACCTTTCAGTTTGAGTTCGTTGTCAGTAGTGATGCTGAGATACGAATTGACATCGCGCGCGGCCAGTAATTTAAACGCAGTCGTTTCCATCGTGAATCCTGTGACGGATTCCCACCACTGAATCACCGAGTCGGCAAACCAATCGAGATCGCGGTCAGCATAGATAACGATACCATCCGTGTTTGCACTGACCACCGTTATGCCTGCACTGTGTAACGCTTCGATCAGCATAAACAATGCGAGCTGCCCGGTGATGGTCACATTCAACAGACCTTGCGGTGTGAAAAATATTGAATAACGAGATCCCAATTTTCCAAAGGTCCCATTATTTTTCGTCTTATATGTGTTTGATTTTTTCTTTTGCTTGGTGGATTTGTAGTAATCACGTTTGCGTTTATCTTCTGCGTAATTAACCGCAAACAGCGGCCCGATCTGCGGCGGGTAAACTCCGAGTCGGACAATCAGGCTGGGATAGTACGCAGCCACGTCAGGAAGGCGCAGGGACTTGCTGGGCGATGCTCGCCATGTCACACACGCCTCGGTGCTGTGCAGGCCGCCTGTACCCATCGCGTAACTCGTTTCGCCGATACGTACGAGTTCGTGCTGCCAGCCCGCCGGTTTCTTCGACCATTGACCGTGCACGTCAAGCCTCATTTGATCGCTACCCCAATCGACCAAATGATTCGTGTGCGATGCAACGACAGATCCACTGTGGGTTATGGTAAACGGTTCAGTCACCATCCGTGCCAGAACACCTTGCAGATATGGCGTATTAAATTTCAACCAGTCGGGCGGCACGTAATTGAACTGCGTCCCTGCCGGTATGCTCGGCACTTGCACCTTGAACGGCACAATAGATTTCATTACGGCTTCGGCAATCTGCGCATCCGATTTGCTGCGCAGGTCGATGCCATATTCGTCGGACATTTCGACGCGCAATGCTAGTTGTTCTTGGAACGTGTTGAACAGTTCCAGTGTGCCGGACAGATCGTTCGGACAGTATTCTTCGCGCAAGACTTTGCGCATCGCTTCGTCAACAATTGCGTTCGGATCGTACGGCAAGTCGCGCAAGGTCTTAGAGTGGAGCTTGCCCATATATGCCTTCAAACTTGCTTGGCCTGGGGCTACCTCGATAAGATCAATATGATCCACGCTGGTCGGCTCTTGCAACCTATATTCGCGATAAAATTCCCAATGCTTCATTTGCCCGACAATCAGTTGGTCGTTGGCAAATTTCAATTGCTGCGTTGTCGCACCGGACAGCGCAAGCGTTGTCATCGGCATGTCGTAATGGATGCCGTTAAAGCTGACCATCGTGTGCGTGGTGAGTAAATTGCGCAGGCCGATAGCGTCGAGCGGATGACCGTCGTACAGTTCAAAAATATGCGTAACGCGGGTGAGTGGATCGAGCGCTTCAAAAAGCCAATACGAAGCGTAACACTCTGTATCAAAAACAAGCGGCTTGAGTGTGAGTGGTTGCACGTCGGAACTGTTGCAGTACGGGCATTGGTGCAACAACGCATCATAACCAGCACCGCATGT